GCCATGTCGCTTACACACACGGTGTTTTAACCACCTCACGGGAGGTAGCCCATGACCGCCCCCGCGAGGCGGCTGCGCGTGGTCAAGCCTGGCGAGCCCACCCGCCGGAAGAAGCCGCTGAAGGTCACCACGGCTGCCCAGGACGGCGACCGGCGGGATCTTCTGGTGGCTCTGCGGGCTCGTATCGCCCAGACGGTGGAGGACCCGAACACGCCACCGCGGGATCTGGCCGCGCTGTCCCGACGGCTGCTGGAAATCGCCAGGGATATCGAGGCGATCGACGCCGATGACCAGGAGGGTGAGGTTGGCTCAGCAGCCGCAACCCCAGACGAACAGTGGACTGCTACCTGAGGCACGCCATCTGATTCTGCCGGCGGGGATCCGCTCCTCCGGGTTCCCTTCTGTGCGGGAGACCTGCCGGAGTATCGGTATCGAGTTCGATCAGTGGCAGCAGGATCTAAACAAGTGCCTGCTCGCCAAGGACGCCACCGGCCTCTATGCAGCCGACACGGCGGTACTGTCCATTCCCCGGCAGGTGGGGAAGACGTGGGACGTCGGGGCTGTGGCGTTTGCGCTGTGCATTGCGATCCCCAATCTGACGGTGGTGTGGACGGCGCACCGGTTCAAGGTGTCGCGGGAGTCGTTCAACGAGATGCGCGCCTGGGCGAAGAGTCCGCTGCTCGCCCCGCACATCGACTATGACGACATCACGACTGGCGCGGGCAACGAGTGCATCCCGTTCCGCAACGGCTCGCGGATCGTGTTCGCCGCCAGGGAGCGCGGCGCGATCCGCGGGTTCACGAAGGTCGGGATGCTGGTGCTGGATGAGGCGCAGATCCTGACCGAGGTGGCGCTGTCGGACCTGGTGCCGACGACCAACCAGGCCGCGAACCCGCTGATCGTGCTGATGGGTACGCCGCCGAAGCCGACCGACCCGAGCGATGTGTTCGTCCGGCTGCGGCAGGAGGCGCTGTCGGGCGAGTCCAGCGACGTGCTGTACGTGGAGCTGTCCGCCGATGCGGACGCGGACCCGGACGACCGGGCCCAGTGGTCGAAGGCCAACCCGTCGTATCCCAAGCGGACTCCGGCGCGGGCGATTCGGCGTTTGAAGAAGCTGCTCTCGGCAGAAGACTTCCTGCGCGAGGGGCTGGGGATCTGGCCGGAGGACGGCGTCCCGAAGTGGCAGGTCATCAAAGAGGCCGCCTGGTTGGCGATGCAGTCGCCGCGGGTGAAGCTCGAGGATCCGGTGGCGCTCGCGGTGGACGTGACCCCGGACCGAACGTGGTCGGCGATCGCCGCATCGGGACGGACCGCCGGTGGTCGGGCGGCGGAGCTCGTGGAGCACCGGCCGGGGACTGGTTGGGTGGTCGACCGGCTGAGCAAGCTGGTGGAGAAGCACCGACCGTGTGTGGTGGTCACGTCCGACCGGGCGCTGGCCGATGCGGCCGAGCAGGCGAAGCTCGAGGTGTACCGCGCCGGCTCGGGTGACATGGCCAGCGCGGCGAACATGCTGTTCGACGGTGTTGCCGGGTCCGAGCCGGACGTGTGGCATCTGGGCCAGCCGGAGGTGACCGCCGCGGTGGCCGGTGCCACGAAGCGTGGCCTGGGCGACGGCTGGGCGTGGGACCGGCGTTCGGTCAGCGTGGACATTTGCCCGTTGGTGGCTGTGTCGCTGGCGCTGTGGGGCCTGGCCACGCCGCGGGTGCAGTCGGCCACGTTCGCACCGTTCGCACTGACCTGATGGGAGTCTGATGAGCTGGTGGCGGAGGCTGCTGGGGCGCCAGCGCGCCACCGGCACAGAGGGCAGAGACTCGTCCCTGTCGATGCAGGACTTTGCCGACCTGTTCACGTTCAACGGCACCGCATACCCGTTCCTCAACACCAGCATGGGCAACCTCACTGAGGAGTCCATCGGGTCGACGCTGAACCACGTCACCAAGTCCAACGGGATCGTGTTCGCGCTGATGCTGGCCCGGCTACAGGTGTTCAGCCAGGCCCGGTTTCAGTGGACCCGGTTCGAGCGGGGCGCGCCTACGGACCTGTTCGGGTCGGGCGACCTTGCGGTGCTGGAGCGGCCGTGGCCCGGCGGGACCACCGCGGACCTGCTCGCCCGCATGGAAGTCGACGTCACCACCGCCGGCAACGCGTACATCCGCCGGATCCGCCGCGACCGCCGACCGGATGGCGGCGGCGGGGATCGGCTGGTGCCGCTCAGGCCGCAGTGGATGTACGTCGTCCTGGGCTCGGACACGGACGTGGACCATCCGGCGCAGGCCGATGACGTGGAGCTGCTCGGGTACGCCTACAAGCCGCCGAATGGCGAGATGACGACGTTTCTGCCGGATGAGATCGCGCACTACGCCCCGTTGCCGGACCCGGACGCCATCTTCCTGGGCATGTCGTGGATCACGCCGGCAATCCGCGACGTCTCGGCGGACTCGTTGATGACCGACCACAAGCGTGCCTTCATGCGGAATGCGGCGACGCCGAACGTGGTGGTGAAGTTTGACCCGGCGGTGACGCTGGCTGCGGTCAAGGAGTTCAAGGAAGTCTTCGAGGCGGAGCACCGCGGCTGGGAAAACGCCTACAAGACACTCTTCCTGGGCGGCGGAGCCGATGCGACGGTCATCGGCAAGGACTTCGCCCAGCTGGAGTTCGCGGTGACGCAGGGCAAGGGCGAGGCCAGGCTGGCGTCGGCCGCCGGTGTCCCGCCGAGCTGGGTCGGGTTCTCCGAGGGCTTGCAGGGTTCGGCGTTGAACGCCGGCAACTTCACGGCGGCCAGGCGGCGGCTGTCGGACGGGACGCTGCAGCATCTGTGGGCGAACGCCGCGGCGAGCCTGGAGACGATCGTGCGACGGCCGGACGGCGGCGCGGCGCTGTGGTTCGCCACCAAGGGCATCCCGTTCTTGCACATGGACGCGCAGGACGCGGCGGATGTGCAGTCCAAGGAGGCGCAGACCATCACCGCGCTGGTCCGTGACGGGTTCACTGCCGAGTCGGCGATCGCCGCGGTACAGGCCGAGGACTGGGGACGCCTCCGGCACACCGGGATGCTTTCGGTTCAGCTTCAAGAACCCGGCGCCGAGCCGGCCAGTCCGACCCCGAACGGCAACGGAGACCAGGACGGCGCCCGTGCGGCGCTGCTCGGAGGTAGCAGGGCATGAGCACGATCACCGAGGTTGACCCGCGGCAGGTGCTGCGGTCGCAGGTCCGCGTGGGCACGTTCGAGTTCCGTGCCGCGGTGGAGCCTGGCGGGGAGCCGTCCGACGGGCGGACGCTGGAGGGCTACGCGGCGGTGTTCGACCAGCCGACGACCATCGAGTCGTACGCCGGCGACTTCGAGGAGGTCGTGAAGCGCGGCGCGTTCCGCAAGACGTTGCGTGAGCGGACCCCGGTGATGCAGTTCGACCACGGCAACGACAAGCGCACCGGCTCTACGCCGATCGGCGCCATCGAGGACCTTCACGAGGACGACGAGGGCCTGTTCGTCCGCGCCGGGCTGTTCGACAACGACCTGGTGGAGCCGATCCGACAGGCCATCGAAGGCCAGGCCATCCGGGGCATGTCGTTCAAATTCCGGGTGCTGCAGGACCGGTGGGTGGACGCCGACGGCAAGCGGGTCAAGGACGACGAGCTGTCCGGGCTGCTGGAGGATCCGGGCGACCGTGGCCCGATCCGGCGTGAGATCACCGAGGTTCAGCTGTTCGAGCTGGGCCCGGTGGTGTTCCCCGCCTACGACCAGACCAGCGTGGGTGTGCGTTCGGAGTCGCCGTTCCGCCGCAACGCGGTCGCTCTGCGGGGTGTGATCGCGCAGTTCGGCCTGGATGCCCGGTGCATCCGGCGGCACCTCGGCGTGTTCGATGGCGACGCCCGCCGGGCGTTGGCCGACGAGATCGCCGATACGTTCCCTGAGCTGGTGGAGGTGCTGGCGCAGCGCGCCGCTCCCGCCGACGACCCGGAGCCGGCCCCGACCGGCGAACCCGAGACTTCACCCGAGCCGGCCCCCGTGGCCACTCGGGAGCCCAAGCCCGAGCCGGTGCAGCGCCACTCGGACTACCTCACGGAGGCCGCCGATTGGTACCTCCCGCAGCCCCAATTCAGTACGCAATCAGGGAGGTAGCCGAGATGCCCACGCACGTGAGCACTCTGGAAGAGCGCGAGGAGCGCATCGCCGAGATCGACGCGCGGATCGCGGAGATCGACGAGGAGTACGACAACTCGCTGATGCCGGACCAGGTTCGGCAGGAGTGGAACGACCTGAACGCCGAGCGCGACGAGCACGCCGCGACGGTGGCGGAGGTGCGCCGACGCAAGGAGCGGCTGCAGGCGCTGGCCGGCAGCCCGGGCAGTACGCAGCGCGCCGACAACGGCGTGCCGAGCTTCGTCAAGCAGCGCACGGACGACATCTTCGACGTGTCGGCGGCCCGGTTCGCCGCGGCCAGCGAGGACGACTTCCGCGACCGGCTGCACGACAACGCGAAGCGGGTCATCGAGCGGGGTCGGTACCCCGGTCAGCGCAAGGCGGCCGCGCAGGAGCGGGCGACGGAGCTGCTGGAGACGCTCGACGACGAGCAGGGCACGCTCGCCCGGCGGATCATGCAGACCGGTTCGCCGGTGTACCAGCGGGCGTTCGGCAAGGCGGTGGCAGCGCTGTCCACGCAGGGCCTGTCCAACGAGGAGCAGCGGGCGCTGTCGGTGCAGTCGGACCCGGCCGGCGGCTACGCGGTGCCGTTCGACCTCGACCCGAGCGTCATCCTGTCCTCGGACGGGTCGAGCAACCCGCTGCGGCAGATCTCGCGGGTGGAGATGACCGTCGGCAAGGAGTGGCAGGGCCTGACCTCGGAGGGCATCGAGGTGAGTCGTACGCCAGAGGTGGAGGAGGCCGAGGACGACAGCCCGGCGTTCGTCCAGCCGGTGGTCCGGCCTTCGGCTGTCCACGCGTTCGTGCCGTTCTCGATGGACCTGGACATGGACTGGCGGCAGCTGCAGACGCAGCTGACCCGGCTGATTCAGGACGGGAAGGACAACGAGGAGGCGGACAGCTTCGTCAACGGCGACGGGTCGCTGATCTCCGGTGGCGGGCACACCCCGGACGGCATCGCCGCCGGGCTGGCCGCGGCCAGCGAGGTGCCCGGCGGGGCTTCCTTCACGAGCCAGGACCTGTACGACATGGAGGCCGGCGACAACGGCCTGGGTGAGCGGTTCCTGGCCCGCGCGGCGTGGCTGGCGAACCGGTCCATCTACAACCTGGTGCGGCAGTTCGACACCCAGGGCGGTGCGGATCTGTGGGTGCGCCTCGGTGAGGGGCAGCCGCCGGAGCTGATCGGCTACCCGGCCTACCGGGCGTCGGCGATGCCGAACACGGCCACCGGCCGGTACCTGATCCTGGGCGACTTCCAGCAGTACTTGATCGTCGACCGGGTGGGCATGAGCGTGGAGCTGGTGCCGCACCTGTTCGGCGCGACCCGCCGGTTCCCGACCGGTCAGCGGGGCATCTACGCCCGGTGGCGCAACTCCACCAAGATCCTGGTGGACAACGCGTTCCGCGTGCTGACCGACGACGAGTCCTGATTCCCGCCCGTGGATGCCGGCCGACGCTGGTGGTGGCGTCGGCCGGCATCCGCCACCACCATCCAAGGAGACGTTGTGAGTGATCTGCATGTGGCGCGGCAGTCGGGGCAGGTGATGCTGGATGGTCGCCGGCACGCGATCCGCCGTGGTGTGACCGTGGCGGAGGAGGGCAGCGACATGCTGGCCAAGCACGGGAAGCTGTTCGAGCCGATGCGGGTGCACTACCCGGCGCCGACGCGCCGCGGCCGCCGTGAGGCGCCGGTGGAGCAGGCGACCGCCGTACCGGGCGAGCTGCGGACGGTGGTCCCGCCGCCGGTCAGCCCGCCGCCGGCGGAGTACGCCTGCGACGAGCCGGGCTGCGAGGCTACGGCCAAGTCGCCGGCGGGGTTGGCGGCGCACAAGCGCAGCCACCGCGGCGACGACCAGTGACCGCACCGCCCATGCACCTGGACGTGCCGGGGTATACCCCGCATGACCTGTGCCGCTACTTGGCCAGCCTGGCCGGGCAGGTGCCCGCCGACCGTGCGATCGTCGAGGTCGGCGTGTACAAGGGCCGGACCGCGTGCTACCTGGGTGCCGGCGCGAGGAGCGGCTGCGGCGCGCACGTGACCGCGGTGGACCCGTGGGACCTGCCCGGCGCCCGGCATGCCTATGTGAAGACGTCACGGTCGTTCACCGCGCCGGAGATCCGGCAGACCGCGGATCGGTCGGTGGCCAGGCATGGGCTCAGCGAGATCGTCACCCTGGTGCGTGGCTTCTCGACCGAGGTTGCCGCCGGCTGGGCGGGGCCGCCGGTGGGGCTGCTGTTCGTCGACGGCGACCACACCCGCGCCGGGTTGTCCGGCGACCTGGACGCGTGGGGGCCACGCCTGGCCCCGGGGGCGACGTTGGTGATCGACGACTACCAGGCCAAGTTCCCGGAGGTGATGCAGCTCGTCGACGAGCTCGCGGCTCGTGGCGTGCTCGCGAACCCGGAGGTGCGGCGTACGGCGAAGGTCGGCCGCGAGGCCACGTTCGCGGTGACCCGGTTCCCGTGAAGGTCCTGGTGACGGTGCCGTACTGGCGCACCCCCGACACCATCCGCCGGTGCGTCGACAGCATCCTGGCCCAATCCCACGAGGACCTGGTGTGCCTGGTGGTGAACGACCGGGACCGGCGCACCCCGCCGTGGCCGGAGCTGGTCGACATCCAAGACCCGCGGTTGGTGCGGTTCGACTCGCGCACCAACCGGGGCCGCTACTTCCACGATGCCGCCGCAGCGCAGATGGCCGCGGACCGGTTCGAGTGGTGGATGCCGGTGGACGCCGATGACTGGCTGGAGCCGGGGCGCGTCCGCGCGCTGGTCAATGCGGCCAGCCCGGACGTTGACGCGGTGATGTCCGGCTGGACCCAGCACCACGAGGACGGCACCGTGGTCCGGCGGCCGCTGCGCCCACCCGGGCCGGGTCGGCCGCGGGCGGTGGCGCACCTGTCGAGCCTGTGGCGGCCGGAGTTCGCGCGGGCGCTCGCGCACCCGGCGCAGCGGGTCGGCTGGGACCAGGTGCAGACGACTGCCGCGTGGACGTTCGGTCGCGTGGCGGCGGTGGACGACTGGCAGTACCACCGGCAGCTGCGGCAGGGGTCGCTGACCCGCAACCCGGTCAACGGGAAGGGCACGAAGGCCCGTCGGGTGGCGAGGCGGCATCAGCGGGTGCTGTGGGAGCGGATGAGGGTCCAGCCGGATCTGCCCACTGCCGCCGCGGTGCTGGCCGAGGACGTCGGTGGGCTGGCGGCCGAGGTGGACGTGTACGCCACCCGCCTGCGCGCAGCGTTGGACGCCGCGTGATTGTCCTGTGCGCCAACGACACCAGCTGGGACCACGACCGTGACCGGCTGATCCCCGGCGGGCAGGGCCACCGGTACCTGTGGCCGATCTTCGGGGCCCTACCGGAGGGCCGGGCCATCATCTGCCGGCAGCCCCGGCCCGGCGCGGTGAACGTCTACATGAACCATCGGGACCGGTACAACAGGGATGCGTACCGCCGCGAGCGGACCTCGGTGCTGATCTCGCATGGGATTGCCTCCAAGACGTACCGGTCGGGGACGAAGGCCCGGTCGTACCGGCACATCGTGGTGCCGGGCCCGGCGCTGTACGCCGAGGTGCTCGACTCGGGTGTGCCGGCCGGGAAGGTCCACCAGCTGGGCTACCCGAAGCTCGACCCGATCCACCGTGGCGAGGTGGCCAGTCCGTGGCCGGAACGCGACGGCCGGGTGCGAGTGTTGTGGGCGCCGACGCACGGCGGCGGCTCGGAGCGGTACCCGGACGGCAACCCGGAGGCGCCGGGTGCGGCGGCTACCACCTGGTGGCACCGTGGAGAGCTGCTCGGGCTGCTGGACCCGGTGCGGCATCTGGTGATGGAGGCGCCGCACCCGCGGCACCATCCCCGCAAGCAGGCCACCCTGGCGCAGTACGTGGGCGCCGACGTCGTGATCGGCGACGGCGGCTCCACCATGTACGAGGCGTGGTGCCTGGGCTTGCCGGTGGTGCTGCCGGACTGGCTGGTCGCCGAACGCAACCTGGGCCGCGCCGGCGGGGTGACGCTGGAGGCCCGGGTGTACCGGGACCAGGTCGGCTGGCACGTCCACGACCGTCGCGAGTTCGCGGCCACGGTGGACGCGGCGGCCGGGTCGGGGATTTCGCCCGCGGAGGTCGAGTTCGCCGCCGAGGTGCTCCCGCCGGAGTTCCGGGGCCACGGCGGCAAGTTGCACGCCGAGTTTCTGCTCAGCCTGGACCGAGGGAGATAACGATGCCTGGATTCACCGACGCGGTAGAGCAGGACATCCTCGACGGGATTTTCGCCGCGAACGCGTGGGCGGGGTATGACGACCTGTGGGTGGGGCTCAGCTCGACCACGCCGACGGAAGCTGGCGGGAACGTCACCGAGCCGTCGAGTGGTGCGTACGCGCGGGTGCAGACCGACGAGACCGACTGGGCCGCGGCCACCGGCACCGCGCCGGCGGCGAAGGCGAACTCGGCTACGGTCACGTTCCCGACCGCCACCGGCGACTGGGTGGCTGGCGCGGACCTGACGCACTTCACGCTGCACGACGCCGCCACCGACGGCAACGTGGTCGCGTTCGGGGCGCTCGGCACGGCCAAGCCAGTCCTCGAGGACGACACCGCCAGCTTCGGCGCGGGTGACCTGGTGTTGCAGCTGGGCGACCCCGGCGACTTCGCGTAGGTTCTCGTGGCGGTCACGGTCCGCGAGGTGGTGCGGGACGCGGACGACCAGCAGGAGACCACGGTGGTCACCGGCGCCGGTACGGCGGTCGACGATCTGTTGCTGGTGGTGCACCACACTGACTTCTTCGCCGCGTCGCAGATGACCTCGCCCAGCCCGGGCACGTGGACCGGGCCGGTGGTCATCGGCCGGAACGACGGCACCAACAACCCGCACATCAAGGTGTGGTGGAGGCCAGTCACCTCCGGCGGCGCGCAGACGGTCACCACCAACTGTGACGGTGAACCCAGCAACCACAACCACACCTTCGTCTTGACCGGCGCCGACCTCGACACTCCCATCTCCGGTTCGGCCGCGGCGACCGGCAACGGATCCAGCCAGCCGGCGCCGTCGGTGGCTGGCGCCGAAGACGGCCTGCTGGTCTGCGCATGGATCAAGGACGAGCGGGACAGCTACAGCTTCCCCGGCGGGATGACCGGCGGGCAGACCGACTCCGGGTTCACGTTCGGCGCCAGCGCATACGAGCCGCTCGCCGCAGGCGGCGCGACCGGCACCCGCACGGCAACATCGGGGACCGGCGACGGTGGCACGTGGACTACCGCGTCGGTGGGGATCGCGCCGGCCGCCGCCGGCGCAGAGGTGGACCTCGACGGCATCGGCCCGGCGGCCGCCGGCGCGACGGGCACCCTGGCCCGGGCGCGGGCTCTGGACTCCGCCGGCGCGGCCGCGGGAGCCGCTGCGGGCGCACTGGCCGCCGCCCGGGCGTTGACCGGGACTGGCGAGCAGGCCTCTGCCGCCACCGGGGCGCTGGCCCGGTCCCGCGTCTACGCCGGCACCGGCACTACGGCAACGGCCGCCACCGGCCAGCTGAGCGTGGCCCGTGGGCACGCCGGAGTCGCTACCGTCGCGAGCGCGGCCGGCGGCGTGCTGGCGACCGCCAGGGCGCTCGCCGGGCTGGCCGAGGTGGCCGCCGCGGCCACCGGCGTCCTGGCGCGCACCCGGCCGCTGGCCGGAACCGCCCCGGCGGCCACCGGAGCGACCGCCGACCTGACCACGTCCGGCGACACCCTGCTAGTCGGCACCGCACCGGCCGCCGCATCCGGCTCCGGGACGGTCGCGGTCGTCCGACCGCTCGCGAGCACCGCCCGGTCCGCTGTGGCTGCTGCTGGCGAGCTGACCGTCACCGCGCCGAGCGTGGTCGACCTGGCCGGCCTGGCCCGCACCGCCGCGGGTGCCACCGGAGTCCTCGCCGCGGCCCGACCGCTCACGGGCGTGGCCGCCGCGGCCAGCTCGGCCACCGGCCAGCTCGGGCAGGTGTCGACCGGCGGCACCGTCTCGCTGACGCCGCCGCAGCGGCCCACCGCGACCCTGGTCGCCACGTTGGTCCCGTCCGCCACCGCGGTCCTGCCGCGGGTCCCCACCGCTGGAGGTGTCGCATGATCGACGTAGGCGACATCTACCAGGTGGCCAGGGCCATCCGCGACGACGACGGCGCGCTCGTCAACCCGGTCACCGCGACGCTGACGATCACCCTGCCGGACCTGACCACCGTCACCCCCGCGGTGCCGCTGCCGCCGGCGGAGACCGGGATTCTGCGGGTCGACTTCCCGACCACTGTCGGCGGGTTGCACCGTTGGCGGCTGGTCACCACCGCACCGGTGACGGCCACGGCGGACGCGTTCAATGTGGCCGACTCGTCGTGGCAGGCGCTGGTGGGGCTGGCCGAGGTCAAGGCGCATCTGAACATCCCGGCGACGGACACCACCGACGACGAGGAGCTGCGCGGGTTCATCCTCAGCGCCAGCGCGGTGGTGGAGGACATCGTCGGGGTGTGCGCGCCGCGGACCATCGTGGAGACCAACTCGGGTGGCAGCCGCCACTTCGTGCTCAGCCACCGCCCGGTGCTCGCCGTGACGACGGTCGAGGCCGACGGCGTGGCGGTCGACGCCGGCGACTACACCGTGTCGCCGTCGGGGCTGATAGCCCGCCGCTCCGGGGCGTGGCCGGCCGGGCTGCACAACCTTGAAGTGACCTACGTCGCCGGTCGGGTGCAGACCACGCCCAACGTGCTCGACGCGACGCTGGAGCTGATCCGCATCAACTGGCGCCCGCAGCAGGGTGGCAACTACTCGCCGTTCGACGGCGGGGCGGGTGACGACTTCGGCGTGACCGCCGGCGCGGAAGCGTCGCTACAGGGTGCGCTGCGGCTGGGCTTCTTCGTGCCCAACACCGTGACCCAGCGGTTGCAGCCCGACCAGCGGGGACCGATCGTCCTATGAGCAGCTCCATCCCGGCCGCGCTGGACTACCTCGTCACGCAGGTGCGGGCGCTGCCCGAGGCGGCCGCGCCGGTGGTGGTGTCCGACGGCTGGCCGGTGCAGCGCGGCGACGCCATGGTCGCCATCGGCATCACCCCCGACGACGACGAGTCCGGTGTGATCGTGGCGTACGCGGAGCTGTCCCGGCAGGAGACCGAGACCGTTGAGCTGCCATGCATCGTGGCGGTCCGCCGCGCCGGCTCGGGTGCCGCGTCCGCGGCCCGCGCGGCTGCGTTCGGTATCTACGACGCGGTCCGGGACCTGGTGCAGTCGGATCGCCGGCTCGGCGGTGCGGTGGTCCCCGGGCTTCCGGCGCGGATCTCCGCCTATCAGATGAGCCAGACGGCGGAGCCGCGTGAGGCCGGCGACGGCCGGTGGTGTGAGGTGCGGTTCACCGTCGCGTGGCAGCACCGGGGCTAGCGGCGCCGTAGCTGCCAGCAGATCGCGCCGGCCGCCAGTAGGCCCGCCAGTAGCGCGCCGGCGGCGGTGAGCAGCGGCGGGCCGAACGCAGCGGCGACCGGGTCGTAGTCCGGGGCGGTGGGGTCGGCGGTGCTGGTGAGGATCAGGCCGGCCAGGCCGACGACGCCGGCAGCGACCCACAGCGTGGTCAGCCAGGGGTTGCTCTGCGAAATCAGGTGCTTCTGCGGGGTGGTCATGCCGGCACGGTACGCGGCGACGTCGCCGGACGGGGGGTGAGTGTCGGATGGCCGACGACTTCGCCCGGCAGGTAGCCAAGGCCTCCGCCGAGCTGCGCGCCATGTCGAAAGACGTGCGCAAGGAGATCCGGCCCCGGATCCGGGAGGCGGCGCAGCCGATGGTGGCGCAGGCCAAAGCGAACGCGTCCTGGTCGACGCGCATCCCCGGCGCTATCCGGATGTCCATCGCCAAGCGTGGTGTGGACATCAAGGTGAGCCGGAAGAAGGCGCCGCATGCCCGGCCGTACGAGGGCATCACCCGGTCGGGGAAGTTCCGGCATCCGGTGTTCGGCAACCGCGACCGGTGGGTGTCGCAGGCCACCCGCCCGTTCTTGGACCCGGCGGTGAGGCAGCACCGGGACAAGGTCCGCAGGGCACTTGTGGACTTAGTGGACGATGCCGCGAGGCGGCACGGATTCCGATGAGAGAGGCACGAATATGGCACCCGCGCCGCTGAACACGACCGAGCGTTACATCAACCCAGAGGTCACCGTCGCCTACTGGGTGACGGCCGTCGCCGACATCACCGCCCCGACCCGGCTTGAGCTGGACGCGGTGACCAGTTGGGACCTGACTGGCGAGATCGCCGCGATGACCGGGTGGGAGGTGTCGGCCGACCGGGTAGCGGTCCCGGACCTGGGCAGCAAGAAGACGGGCCGGATCACCGGCCGGGTCAACCCGGGCGACGCGCAGATCACCTTCTACGCCTCCAGCGATACGGAGGACGTGCGGGACATCAAGGCCCGCGGCGACGTCGGGTTCATCATCATCCTCGACGGTGGCGACGTCGAAGGCCAGAAGGGCCGCGCGTTCGCCGTCGAGGTCAGCTCGCTCACGCCGACCGTGGACGTGGCCGGGACCGAAGGTGCCAGGGTCATGGTGGACTACTCCATCAACGACTGGGCTGAGGAGATCACCATCCCGGCAAACGACTCGTGACCACGCCCCGCAAACGGGCGCCAGCGAAGAAGCGGACCGCGGCGGCCGCCCGGCAGTCTCAGCGTGACCGGCTGCTCGGGCGGCCCCGCCCGTCCATGCCGTACCGGCTGCTGATCGACCCGGCCGGAGTGGAGCAGGCCCGGGCGGAGCTGGCGCGGGTGCAGCGGTCCAGCCGCCCCGGCCGCATCGGCGACGACCCGGCAGCCAGCGACAAGGCCGCCGAGCAGGTGGCGGCGGCCGAGGCGGCGGTGGACGCCTGCTACGAGATCATCATGCTGCACGCGCTGCCGCCGGCCCGGGTGGAGAAGCTGGAGGCCGAGCATCCACCGACCGCCGACCAGCTCGCCAAGGCGAAGGCCGACCGGGAGCAGGCCACCAAGCGTGGCGAGCAGGTCGACGCGCCGACCTTCAACGACGACACCTACTGGCCGGCGCTGCTCGCCGAGTGTGCCACCGACGCCGGGATGGGCGCGGACGACTGGGCCGCGTTCCTTGCCGAGCACGTTTCCACCGGCGAGCTGGTCGGCTTGAAAATGGCCGCGCTGAACGTCAACCGGGTGGAGCGGGTCGCCGACCCGCTGGTGCTCCCAAAAGGATGGACGCCGACCATCAGCTAGCCCTGGAGCTGATGGTGTGCCGCGCCTACCAGCTGCCCCACTCGACGTTCCTGGGCTGGTCGAAGGACGACCGGGACAAGGCGCTGTGGGAGTTCGCCCGGAGCGTCGAGAAGTGTCCGTCATGCCGGACCCGGGAGGCGGAGTGGGCCGAGGGCGACGCCGGTGGGGATCGGAACGCCTACCGGGCGGAGAAGGCCCGCTGCCGGGGTTGCGAGGTGCTGGAGTACGCGCGGGAAACGGTCGACGAGAAGCGTGACGGCAAGGGCATCTACGTGCGGCTCGTGCGCAACGGGAGGCGGTGACTCGTGGCCGAGAAGGACCTCAATTACCGCATCACCGGCAACTCCGGGAGCTTCGAGGCGGCCGGGGATCGCACGACTGCGGCGATGCGTCGCATGGAGCGCGAGGCGCGCCGGCTGGAAGCACAGCAGCGGAAAACGCATGCGGCGATGGAGATGGTCGGCCGTGGGATGCTCGTCGCCGGTGCGGCCATCGCAGCCGGGCTGGTGCTGTCCGCCCGTGCGGCGATCGAGTGGGAGTCCGCGTGGGCGGGCGTCCTCAAGACGGTCGACGGCAGCCCGGAGCAGATGGCCGCGCTGGAGGAGGAGATCCGCGGCCTGACCGCGGTGCTGCCCGCCACCCACGCGGAGATCGCCGCCGTGGCGGAGGCCGCCGGGCAGCTGGGTATCCAACGCGAGAACGTCGCCGCCTTCACCCGGACCATGGTCGACATGGGTGAGGCGACGAACCTCACCTCGGATGAGGCCGCCACGTCGATCGCCCGGCTGATGAACATCATGCAGACCGCGCCGGGTGATGTGGACCGGTTGGCGTCGGCGATTGTGGACCTGGGCAACAAGGGTGCTACGACCGAGTCTGAGATCACCGCGATGGCGCTGCGGATCGCCGGTGCGGGCAGGTCCATCGGTCTGAGTGAGCAGGATGTGCTGGGGTTCGCCGCCGCGCTGTCGAACGTGGGTATCGAGGCGGAGGCCGGCGGTACCGCCATTTCCAGGGTGTTCCTGACGATCGACGGCGCGGTACGCGAGGGTGGCGACGCGCTCGACACGTTCGCCGAGACGGCTGGCATGTCCGCCGACGAGTTCCGCCAGGCATACCAGACTGACGCCGCCGGCGCCATCGACTCGTTCGTCCAGGGCCTGGGCCGCATCCAGGCCAGCGGCGGGGACACCAACGCCGTCCTCGGGCAGTTGGGTCTGACCGAGATCCGGGTGTCGGACGCACTTCGGCGGCTGTCCGGCTCCGGCGACAACCTAACCCGGTCGCTGGAGACCGGCTCGGACGCGTGGGCCGCGAACACCGCGCTCACCGAGGAGGCCGAGCGCCGCTACGGGACCACCGCGGCGCAGCTGGCCATCGCCCGCAACCAGGTCAACGACTTCGCCATCGACCTGGGCAACACCCTGCTACCGGTCATCGGCCGGTTCGCTGAGGCCGGGTCGAACCTGGCGCAGATCATCGGCAGCCTCCCCGCGCCGCTGAGGACGGCGGTGGTGTCGGCGGCGGCGCTCGCGGCCGCGGTGCTGCTGCTTGGTGGGGCGCTGCTGACCCTGGTGCCGCGGGTGGCTGCGGCCAGGGCGTCGCTGGTGCAGCTGGGCATCACGCAGGCTGCGGTGGCCAACCGGATCTCCGGCGGGGCGGCCGCCGTCGTCTCGTCGGTGGCCCGGTTCGGGCCGTGGGTGGCGGCAATCATCGCGGCCGGGGCGGCGCTGGGCCTGTTCGCCGGCAAGCAGAAGGAGTTCTCGGCCGCGGCCGGGTCGTTCAGGGCCACCCTCAACGAGCAGACCGGCGCGCTGACCGACAACACCCGCGCGCTGGCCGCCGCGAACCTGGAAGCTGACGGGGCGCTGGAGGCCGCCAACCAGCTGGGCATCTCGTCGGACCTGGTGATTGACGCGGTGCTGGGTGAGGCTGGTGCGCTGGAGCTGCTGCAACGCCGCTTCGACGACCTGGCCCATGGCCAGGACACCGCCGGCATGTCCACTGACGACTTCAACCGGGCGTTGCGTGATCTTGGTGGCTCCGTCGCGACGAACCGGGACGCGCTTCAGGGTGACCAGGCGGCGTGGGAGCGGGAGGCCGACGCGATCGGCGGCGCCGCGGACGCGATGGACGCGCTCGACCCAGCGGCGCAGTCCCTGGCCGGGTCGCTGAACATGACCGCGGGTGAGGCGAGCACGCTGACCGAGGAGGTCGGGGACCTCGACAAGGCCCTCGACGGCCTGTTCGACGCCATCTTCAGTGTTGAGGAGGCGGAGGACGCCGCTGCGGAGGCGATGCGCCGGCTCACCGACGAGGCCAAGGAGAACGGCGCCTCGCTCGACGGCAACAGCGAGTCGGCGCTGGCGAACCGTGGCAACGTCCGGGACCTCATCAAGGCCGATTTCGACCTGGTTTCCGCGATGGCGGAGGCTGGCGCGACCGCCGACGAGCTGACCGACGAGACCGAACGGCTACGCCGCAAGTTCATCGACCAGATGCGACAGGCCGGCTTCTCCGAGGAAGCGATCGAGCGGTACGCCGCCGCCTACGACGAGATCCCGTCGCAGGTGTCCACCCGGATCACCACCCCGGGCATGACCGCCGCGGAACGCAACGCGCGGAACCTGAAGCACCACATCGACCGAATCCCCCGCAACGTGCGTGTCAACGTGAACATCCACCAGGCCGGAACCCTGCCCAGTCCCGGCCGCGGCGGCAACGTGGCGCACCAGCACGGCGGGGAGGTGTTCGGGCCGCCCGGAATTGACCAGGTGGTTGGCCACCGCCTGACCGCCGGCGAGTTCGTCATCCGCCGCGAGGTGGCGCAAAGCAACAAGGCCGCCATCGCGGCGCTCAACGCCACCGGTCGCTGGCCGGCCGGCTCCGGCCCGTCCGGCGGCACACCCGGCATGGGAGCACGGCAGGCCAACGCCGGCGGCCGGCTCACCGTCGAGTTCACCGGCGCCGACGAGGAGTTCGTCCAGTTCTTCCGCCGCATCAGCCGCTTCAACCTGGGGGGGTGACTGATGGCCACACCGCTGGACGCCACCCGCCGCTACATCCACGCCGGCGAGACCCGCCTCTACTTCGTCGCCGCCATCGACGACGTGCAGGACCCCACCCGCGACGAGCTCGACCTGGGGACCGACCTGACGGCCGAGGTGGCGGTGGTCGTCGGCTGGCACGTCCGCGCCCGGCTCGCCGACACGCAGGGCCTGACGTCCGACTTCGCCACCACCATGCCGCTCACGCTTGAGGTCGACGACTCCCGGGTCGTGTTCTACGCCGGCCTCGACGGCACAGAGGACGTGCGCACCCTGCTGCCCCGCGGCACCGTGGGGCACCTGGTGCTCCTCCACGGTGGTGACGTGGAGGACAACGCGATGGACGTGTGGCCGGTGGAGGTGGCAGCGGTGGGCCGCCCGGTGGAGGTGGGTGGCGAACCGGCCCGCATCGACGTCCAGTTCGCCATCACCGCCGACCCGGGCCTGGATTTGTCGGTGCCACCGGAGGCCACCTGATGGCCGGCCTGCTTGACGGCAAGATTCGGGTGGAGATCGCCCCGTTCAGCGACCCGGCTGACCCGACCACCTGGGACTGGGTGGACATCACCGCGTGGGACGGCATCAGCCGCATCCGGTACGCGCAGGGGATCGACCACGCGTGGGGTGTCCGCAACGAGGGCGGCTACTGCGACCCGAGCACGTGCAGCCTGACCATCGACAACCGTGACGGCGCGTTCAGCTCACGCAACCGCATGGGGCCGTGGTACGGCGGGCTGACGAAGAACACTCCGATGCAGATCACCGTCGGCGACCAGGACACACTACCCGCCGCGTCGGTGCGGTCCGTGTCCACTCACGAGTCCGGTTCCACCGGCGCGTTCAACGTCTCCGCACCCGCCGGTGTGCAAGCCGGCGACCTGATGGTTGCGTTTCACACCAACGACTTCGGGTTCCTGTCGCAGATGGGCGTCCCGACCGGCGGCAGCCAGTGGGAGCCGCTCGGCGAGGTGACCCTGCCGAACTTCTGCAACACGAAGGTGTGGTGGAAGGTCGCCGGTAGCGAGCCGGGCACCTACGGTTTCACGCAGGCCGACAACGCCGACGCTGTAGTGGCGATCGTGGCCGTCGAGGACGCCGCCGGCACCGTACCCACCATCGACGTGCTGTCGTCATCGACGGTGTCCGATCTGGTCGCCACCCCGTCCACGGACCCGGGGCCGGCGCGGCTGGAGCTGCGGTGGGCCGGCGCCAACTCCGTGGACACCTCCGAGACGACGTTCACCGCGCCAGCCGGGTTTTCGGAGCTGGCCGACCTGGACTCCCAGAGCTTCATCGCCGGGTCGCTCGCCGAGCGGGACCTGACGTCGGCGGAGCCGACCGGTGTCCACGAGTTCGAGGCGTCGCAGGACATCCTTTACCACAACGGCGTGACCGTCAATATCAGCAACGCGCCCGCGGCGCTGCCGGTGACCTTCGTTCCAGAGTGGCCCGTCGATTGGAACCCGCTCGGGACAAGGGACTCGTACGTCCGCATCTCCGCCAAGGGGACGCTGCACCGCATCCAGCAAGGCGCGAAACCCTTCCACTCGGCGACCCGGCGCGTCGCCGAGTCGAACCCGGCGGTGGCCGCGTACTGGCCGATGGAAGACGGGTCCGGCGCTACGCGGCTGGAGTCCCCCATCACCGGCGTGCGTGCGATCCAGCCGGCGCGTGACTGGTCCCCCGCCGCCATTGACGGGCCGGGCGGGTCCAAGCCGCTGCCGGTGCTGCGCCCCACCGCCAGCTTCTTCGCGCAGGTCCCGAACACGATGGCAGCCAATGCGACATGGCTGGCCGAGTGGCTGTTCTACATGGAGGCTGGGGTGGCGTCGTCGCGGACGATGCTGCGGACGATCAGCTCGACGGGCATCACCTTCTTGGCGCGGATCAACACCACCAACTTCAACCTGCTGATCCAGGACGGCGACGGCACCCAGATCTCCAGCGACTCGCAGGCCGTACACGCCGACTTCTTCGACCGGTGGGTGTTCCTTCGGCTGACCGTGACGGCCGACTCGGCGTCGACGGCTCACGCCAGCCTGGGCGCGTGGACCGTGGACGGCGACGCGCTGAACGCGGTGATCAGCAGCACCGCCTCGTTCGCGGCCGGCCGGCCCACCAAGGCGGGCTTCGACCCGCTCGCGGCGACACCGGACACCCGCAGCATCGGCCACCTTGCGTTCGGGCCGCGGGACGGCGAGGCGGTGGGGCCGCTGATCCTGACCGGTGTGGCCGGCCCGAGCCTCGGTCATCCGCCGCTGCTGGTCAGCCTGAACGGCTGGGCGGGTGAGTTCGCCGCGTCCCGGTTCTCGCGGCTGTGCGTGGAGTCGGGAATCCCCGCGGTGGTCCGCGGCAACCCGCCCGAGTCGCAGCCGATGGGCTCCCAGCTCCCCAAGACCCTGCCCGAGCTGCTGCGGGAGATCGAGGACACCGACGGTGGGCGGGTGCACGAGATCGGCACCGGGCTCGGCTACCTCACCCGCGCCGCGCGGCAGAACCTGCCGGTGGCGATGCACATCGGCGCCGACCAGCTCGCCCGCACCCCGCGGCCGACCGACGACGATTTGCAGCTGGTCAACCAGGTGGAGGTCAGTCGGGAGGGTGGCAGCTCGGCGGTCGCCCGCAGCGAGGCGTCCATCGTCACCGACGGCCTGGCCGACCGGTCGCACCCGGTCAACACGCACACCGACAACCCGCTGGAGGACATCGGTGGGTGGCTGATCCACCGGGGCACCCACGACGGGTACCGGTGGCCACTGATCCCGATCGAGCTGCACCGCCCGTCGGCGGAGGCGCTGATCCCGACGTGGCAGTCGCTGCGGATCGGGGACCGGATCACCGCCGACCATGCGTTCACGCAGCTGCCGAATGTGGACATTGACGTGCAGCTGGAGGGGTGGCGGCAGCACATCACCCAGGTCACTTGGAATGTGTTCCTCTACTCCGTGCCGGACTCGCCGTGGCAGTTGGGCACCCTCGGCTCGGGCCGCTACAGCCCCCGGTTCGGCGACGCCGTGCTGGACGCGGGCATCAACAGCTCGACCACCACGATGGTGGTCGACATTGGGGACTCGCCGTGGGTGACGTCGGCCGCCGAGCCGGACCTGTTCCCGATGCAGATCGAGACGTTCCCCGCCGCGCTGGGGGGCCGGTTCGGGACCGAGGTGATGACGGTGACCGCCATCGGCTCGGTGTCCGGCGGCAACCAGACCTTCACCGTCACGCGCGGAGCGAACGGCATCGCCGTGGCGCACGCCGCCGGCACCGCGGTGATGCTGGTCGACCCGCTGCGGTATTCGCTGTGAGGGGGTGGCGGCGTGGCGCATGACCCGTGGCTGCCCGGCCAGCCCGTGGACCCGTACCGCCGCAACCGCCTCGACGAGCACGGCACCTACACACCAGTCCTCACGGCGACGGATGGCACACCCAGCCTGGGCACCGGCGGTGATGCCGAAGGGGTTTGGTGGCGGTCCGGGCATTGGATGCAGGTCATGGCCCGGCTCGCGTTCGGCGGCACCGGTGTGGCCACCGGCGGCGGTGGCGTGTTCCACATCAGCCTGCCGTTCCAACCCGACCTGAGCCTCATCGACGCGGACCCGTTCGACTCCACCAGCCTGCCGGTGGGGTACGGCTGGCTGCGGGACAACTCTGCCGGGGCGAACTCCCGCATCGTCACGGTGCAGTTGCGGCCGTACTCCATCACCGGGCTGATCCACGCGCAGATGCGGCAGCCCGGGTCCAACGGCGGCGTGTCGGGCACGTCCCCGTTCACCGTCGCCGCCGGTGACCGCATCGGCATCAATTTCTCCTACCCGGCGGAGGACTGATGGCACACGAGTCCTTTGGGGACGTCGCCACCCTGCCCGCCCGCATGATGGGCAACCTGGACCGGCACGAGATCTACACCCCGCGCCTGCACGGCGGCACGACCGACCCGAACCTGGGCGACGACGGCGAGGCGTTCGGCCTGTTCTCCCGCAAGGGCCACTGGATTCGCGGCATGGCAAGGTTCCTGTTCCTCGGCGACAACCTCGCCGCCGGCAGCGGCCAGTACCGCATCAGCCTGCCACTCCCGGTCGACTACAGCGTGGTGGTCGGGTCGGGCACCATCGCCGGCGGCACGTGCCTGGGGTTCGGTCGCATCCGCGATTTCAGCACGGCCGCGAACAACTCGCCGGTGTACGTTCAGCCGCCGGACCCCGCCGTGCAGGAAGACGTAGTGTTTATGGTCATCACCACCGGCAACGCGAGCGTGACGGACTCCGCGCCGTTCACCCCGGCGAACTGGAGCAGGTACAGCGTCCACTTTAGCTACCCGGCCGACCCGGCCGGACTGCCGAGGTAGGCCATGTCCCACGCCCCCGCCTTGGTCGGCCAGCTAGTGGACGCCGACGACCTGAACGCCCTCGACTCGCAGGGGACGTACACCCCGACGTTGGGCGCGACCACGACGAATCCGACACTCGGGTCGGGGTCGACCGCGGTCGGGCACTGGTGGCGGTCCGGGCACTGGGTGGAGGGCTACGCCAGGTTCGAGTTCGGCACGTCGATGAACGCCGGCTCGGGCACGTACTACATCTCGGTGCCGTTCCAGCCGGATATCTCCATCATGGAGGCCAGCACCACGGGTGGTGCGGCGCAGCGGTGCGCGTTCGGCAGGGTGCGGGACCTCGGCACCGGCGCCAACAGCAACACCGTCGTCGGCCAGTTCCGGGACGAGTCCGGCACCCACTACCTGTGGTTCTCCATCGACGGCAGCAACAACGCCGTGTCGAACACCGCGCCCATCCCGTGGGCCACCGGCGACCTCATCACCATCCAGTTCGGCTACCTCGCCGTCGCCCTGTAGGAGGGTGCCCCATGTTCGCGCTGCTTGCCCTGCTGTGCTTCGTGCTCGCCCTGTTCGGGGTGAGCCTCGGCGAGGTCGACCTGGTCACACTAGGCCTCGCGTTCGTCGCCGCTCACCTGCTGCTGGGTGGGGCCGGGCTCGGACACTGGCCGCTGAGGAGGGGCTGATGCCGACCATCGTCACCCGCGCCGAATGGGGGGCTCGCGCGCCCAAGTCGGCCAGCGTCAAAACCACCTGGAGCAAACGCACCGGGTTCGCGATCCACCACACCGCCGGCCCCACCAGCCAGACCGTCCGCCAGATCCAGAACTTCCAGATGGACTCCAACGGCTGGTCGGACATCGGCTACAACTGGCTGGTCGACCAGGCCGGCAAAGTGTACGAGGGACGGTCCGGTGGGTGGCTCGCCATCGGCGCCCACGCCGGCGGGCAGAACACCGCGTGGGTCGGGGTGTGCTGGATCGGCACCTCCGGCAACACCGCACCCACCCCGGCCGCGCTCGCCAGCATCCGATGGCTGCACGGCGAGGCCAACCGGCTCGCCGGACGGACGCTCACCGTCCGCGGCCACGGCCAGGTGCCCGGTCAGTCCACAGAGTGCCCCGGCTCCCGGCTGCGCGCCTGGATCGCCGCCGGCCTACCAACCACCGAGGAGGACGAGGACATGCCCTACAGTGACTGGCCGCAGGCCGACAAGACCGCACTCATCAAGGACCTACGCGAGGGACTGAGCAGCGTGGTGGGCGAGACCTACCATGCCGCAACGTCCGGCGCGTTCGATGTCGGCGACGAGATCGACCCACGTACCGCCCTCCGGCAGGCATGGGTGTACGGCAAGCTGAACCTGGCCAACACATCCGACATCCCCCTCGACGTGTGGAACCGGGTCAACCCGCAGACCGGGCAGACCTACGGCGCCATGGTCCGCGGCATCGTGGCGCAGCTGGACGCGCTGGCCGCCGCGCTGGAGCAGGTCGTCCCCGGCGTGGTGGCTGCGGTCCAGAATGCGCAGGCGCAGGTAGCGGCGAGCGACGTGGCGCAGCTGCTGGAGGTGCGCGTCAGGGAGAGCCTGGCCGCCATCACCGCCGCCGAGTCGCCGGGCCAGTGACCGCGGCCGAGCTGGTGCCGTGGATCACACAGGGCGGCGTGGTGGGCGTGGTCGCCTGGGTGTTCGCGCTGCTGCACCGGTCCGCGATCCGGTCCGAGTCCCGCCGAGCCGACGACTGGCGCGCCGCCGCACACCTCGAGCGCGCCCGGTCCGACGAGCTGAGCCGGCAGCTCGCGACCGTGCTGTCCGCGGTCCGGTCCACGGCGGGCACGACATGATCCGCTGGTGGCGGCGCCGGCAACGGCCGGGCAACGGTCACGCCGCCGCGCAGGCCCGCGCCGACGCGGTCCGCCGACTCGCCGCCACCCGCCGGCAACGGCCCGACGCGAACCGGGCCCGGGACACGCTGGCGGACCTGGTCGAGCAGGCGCTACGGGGGAGGGCGTGATGACCGAGCTGGTGGCCCTGGCCACGGCCGGGGTGGTGCTCGCCACCGCGGTGACGACGTGGCGCACCCGCAAGCAGGTGCAGCAGGTCCACGTGATGGTCAACAGCCAGCGCGCGGTGATGACCGCCACCATCGACCAGCTCAAGGAGGCGCTGGCCGAGGCCGGGATCGCGATCCCACCAGCACCGGCGCCCGCGGAGCGGGCCGACTGATGCTGGCGGTGGTGATCGGCGAGCTGGCGGTACTGGTGGTGCTGTGGTTGGCGTTCGCCGCCTGGCATGCCCGCAGCCACTGGTGGCGGCATCCGGACGGCCGACCCAACTGGGTCGGCCGGCAGCTGATGGCCGTGGCGCTGGTGGGGCTGGCCGAGACGGCCAGCCTGATGGCGTTGGGGTTGGGCCACCCGCCGCCGCTGTGGCTGTACGCGCTGGGGTTCGCCGCGGTGGACGCGGTGACGGTCGGGTGGCTGCTGCTGCTGTGGCACGCCCGCAACCAACGAGACGAGGAGAGACCATGACGCACAAGGCGAACACCAGGATGGTTGAGGGCGCCGGTGGGGAGCCGCTGGAGCTGGACCCGACCGACGGCAACCCGCTGCTGTCGCGGGCGGTGGTGACGGCGCTGGTGGCCGCCATCCTCGCGCTGGCGGTGAGCTTCGGGGTGGACCTGTCCGACTCGCAGCAGGCGGCGATCACGGCGGTGGCGGTGGCCGCGGCGCCGATCGTGCTCGGCGTGTGGGCGCGCCGCAAGGTCTGGAGCGGGAAGACCGTCGGTGAGGTGGTCGACCGGCAGCTCGACCAGGCGACCCGGCCGTGAGCGCCACCGTTGAGGTCCGGCCGATCGGAAGGTGGTTGTTCGGCATCAAGGTGATCACCGGCATCCCCGACTCTTGGATGTCCACGCAGGGTCCTGAAGCACTGGTGATCGGTCGGCGCTGGGCTCGGTGGAAGGCGCGCCGGATGCTGGCCGCCGAGCGTCGATGGGGCGTGGCATGACCGAGCCGGCGCCGCGCCGGGACCCCGGCTGGCTACGGGTCTGGTGGCCGCTGTGGCTGGCCATCGTCGCCCTCGGGTTCGCCATCCCTGAGACCGTCGCCCTGCTCGCGCCGGGGGACGGCGGGACGTTCAGCGAGATGTCGCGGGAGTGGCTGGGGATCAGCGTCGAGGGCACCGGCGGGACGGTGGGGTGGACGGTGCTGACGGTAGCGCTGGCCACGTTCGCGCTGTGGTACGCGGGTCACATGCGCAAGTGGTGGCCGTGGGAGCGCTCCCGCGAGTAGACCTTTCTCGGGTGGTCGCGACCGACCGGGCGTGTGGTGGCGCCCGGTCGGTCGCTTTCTGCGTCAGTACTCCGCCAGCCAGCCCTCCGCGACCCGGCGCTGGACCTCGTCCTCCAGCTGCGCGTCGTCCAGCAGCCAGCGGCTGGCCACCACGCCGAGCTGGTTCCGCTCCTCTACCAGCCAGTTGTGGTGGACCGGCTGGTAGGTGGCGACCAGCTCTAGCTCGTCGCCGTCCAGGCGGATCTCCTGGCCGGCCTTGATCCGGTCGCGGGTGGGCTGCATGTCCATCAAGATCATCCCTTCGTGGTGGTGTCGTCCAGTCTGGCCGACTCGGCCGGGCACCCGGGTGTCGGATGCCCGACCGGGCTGGTCACACCTCGTAGTAGGCGACCGAGCCGTCGTCCAGCTCGAAGCCGCAGACCGTTGGCTCGTCCTGCTTGGCGGGCCGGGGGTCGGTGGCGCCGTGGTTGACCAGGGTGATCAGCGCGTCCTCGATGCCGTCCCGGTAGCCCTCCGCTCCGGCGTCGGCCTCCGGGTTGGTGAGCAGGTCGGCCAGCGCCTGCGCCATCTGGTCGCGGCCGGCCTGGATGGCGCGGTCGATCAGGTCGTGCGCTTCGAACGACAGGTTGTTGGCGGCGTTCATGGTGTCTCCTTCGGAGTGTCGGTGGGCGGGAAGGGGAGGGGCGCTCAGCCCCTCCCCGGGGCGGTCAGGCCAGCGGGTCGACCCCGAAGGCGGTGGTCAGTTCCTCGTAGCGGGCCAGCAGGCGGGCCGCGCGGGGCCTGTCGCCCTCCCGGTGGGCCTCCTCGTACTCGATGGCCGCGTAGGCCATGTCCCGCAGGGCCTCGAAGTTGTCGTTGTCGTCGGTCAGGTAGCTGCGGAAGATCTTGGTGACGCGGTCCTGGTAGGTGTTGGTGAGCATGGCGTCCTCCTCGGTGTCCGTTGTGGTCTCTGTCGGCCCTGGCGGGTCTAACCGCGGTGGGGAGCTTCTCTCGGTTTCCCCTGGTCCCTCTCTGCTGTTGTAACTATAGTCTAGCGCACCCTAGACGTGGCGTCAAGCCCAGGCTAGACATTTCTCCAAGATTTTCTAGGCCGCACTAGACGCGCGGGCTAGGCCGACCTAGACTGAAGCCATGACCACCACCGACACCACCGACACCATCCTGTTGGCCCTGTCCGCCAAGCTCGGCCTGCTGCGCCGGGCCCGCGACCCGGTCCGGCGCAACCAGCTGGCCGTGGAGCTGCTCGACGACTTCCGCCCGGCGCTTGGGCAGGCCCGCCGGCAGGCCGCGCAGGATGCGGTGGCGGCCGGCATTCGCCCGGCCGAGTACGCCCGGGCGATCGGCGTGAGCCGCGGCGCCGTCGACCACCTGCTGCATCGCTGACCGCGCGGGAGCGCTCCCATAGGCCCGGCTAGCCGCCATCCGTAACCCGACCGCCCGCCGGCTCGTTGAGCTGGACGTCATCCGGGACGTCCCCGCTCCGGCGGGGCGGATGCACAGCGAAGGCCCCGACCCACACGGGTCGGGGCCTTCCGGCGTCTCGCCGGTCCCTCACTTGCAGAGTCGCCAGCCTACGCGGTGAACGCGGTCTTCCGCCGGCGCACCAGCAGCAGCACACCCGCGCCCAGCCCGACCAGCACCGCCCCGCCGCCCGCGAACAGCGGCACAGGCACACCGGTGGTCGGCAGCTCTCCACCCGCCCCGGGCGCCGGCGCCTCATCGCCGTCGCCCAGCTCGCACAGCGGCAGGTAGCCGTCCCCGCCCGCCACGACCCCGGCCAGCTCCGGCCCGCCGACCTTCAGGCCGTTGACCCGGCCGAGGTCGTCGACGGAGCTGAACGGCCGCAGGTCGAGGATCTGCTGCGCCCGGTCGACGTCGATGTTCTTCAGCTGGAGCAGCTCGTCGGCGGTCGCGGTGTTGACGTCGACGCACGGCTCGGCGGTCGCCGGTGGGTCCGTGGCGGGCGGGTCGGTCGCCGGAGGCTCGGTGGCACAGTCCGTGGCCACCTCGAACGACTTGAACCCTTCGCCGACGTCGGGGTACGTGGCCTTGTAGTTCATCTCGGCATCCACGATGTCCCACTCCTCGGCGTCGAGGAAGTAGTACCTGACGGTGACCGAGCCGCCGCCCTCGTCCTCCGCGAAGGGCACGTCCAGGGTTGAGCTTCCGGGTCCGCTGACCAGGTCGGTGCTACCGAAGATCGCGCCGTTCACCTCGACCTGAAGGCGGTAGTTCCACTGCGGCGTGCCGTCGGGGACCGTCAGGGTCACCGACGCCGTCCCGCAGGCGACCTCGTGCGAGGTCTCTACGTGGGCCAGGTCCTTGGTGTTCGGGTTGGTGCTGTGGTGCGCGCTGGCCGGCCCGGCGAGCGCGAGCCCGCCGACGGCCACGCCCAGCGCGACCGCCGCCTGTCTGCTGATCTTCATTCCGCTCCTTCCGCCCGCCGGCACGGTGCCGGCGTTGAGTCCCCCGTGCTGGGACCCGGCCGCCGCGCCCTACGTGGGTGAGGCGCGGCGGCCGGGAGTCTGTCAGTGCTGCTCGATGACCATGTTCAGGCCGGCGTCCGGATGGTACGTCCAGGACGCCGCGTAGTCGTCCCACTCGGCGGTCTGGGTGCCGTCGAGCGCCCGCGTGTTGTCGACCCGCGCGAGCACAGAGTCCGGCACGTCCAGCGCGACCAGGACGCAGGCCACCTCGAAGATGTCGGGACCGGCCGGCAGGCCGGCGCCGTCGATGCTGACCGAGCGACCCTCGTCGCCGACGTGCATCTGGTCACTCCGGCCGCCGGGCTCGGAGTAGGTGGTGTTGCACGCGCTCACCGCGTGCTCGATCGGCGGCAGCTGCTCGACCCGCTCGGCGAGGATGTCGACGGCGCTGGTCCCGCCGTCGGCCTGGTCGCGGCCGTCGGACGCCAGCACCACGCCGATGGCGGCCGCAATGGCGACGCCGATGATGATGACCACGGGTACCAGGTAGCGCCGCGGCGGCCCACCGCGCGGGGTGAGCGGGTTGGCGGTCATGGGCGGGTTGTAGAGGGTGCCGGTGTCCGGCTGCGGTGGTGGCTGGTTGGGGTTGTGCTGGTACATCGCGTACTCCTTCGACACAGTAGACACAGTTGATGTTGGCCTGGCCGCCGCGCTGTGTCCTCACCGCGGCGGCCAGGGGTCTCAGGTGCGCCGGTCGAGGCCGTCGTCACGCATGCGGTCGAGCAGCCGGCCGAGCAGGTGCAGCCCGGTGGCGATGGTGGCCGCGGCCAGGGTGGCTGCGGTGGTGCCGGCGGCGACCAGCTGCCACGCGGTCATGACCCGGGCTCCGGGGCGAGCCGGTCGGCGTACCAGGGTGGCAGTACACCGTGGGTGGACAGCCAGACGGCGGCGGTGGCGCGGTCGTCTGGGGCGAGCCGGGCGAGCTGGTCGGCCACCCATCGCTGCCGGGCCTGCTCGATGTCGGCGAGGAACTGGGTGGTGGCCACCGCGGCCAGGTCGTGGAGCACGTGCACCTCCTTGGTGTGCGCCCGGCCCGGCGGAGACAGGGTCACGCCGGACCGGGGCCTCGATGGCGCCCGGCCCCGCGTCGTTGTCCTGGACCCGAGGCGAGGCTGCCGGCAGCGGCTGATCGTCGTGTCCGGGTGCCGGCGCGGGGCCGGGCTTCCCGCCGACGTCATCCCTTGCCGGCGGGTGTCCCCCAAAGCGCGAACCAGGGTGACTCAGGCAACGTACAGCGACACACGCTACCCTGTCAACATGGTCATGCAAGGACTTGCCCCACTCGACGGTGTCAACCCTGTAGGCTCCCTGGTGCGAACCAGGGAGAACATCATGCCGCCGAAGTGGGAACGGGTGGCCGACGCCATCCGCCAGCAGATCCGCGACAGCCGCGACCTCGACGAACGCCCCGACGGTCGCTACCTGCCCAGCTACCCGAGGCTGCTCGCCCGGGAGTGGGAGGGCGTCGGGAGGGTCAGCTACGGCACCCTCCGGTTCGCGATCGCGCAGCTGAAGGCGACCGGCTGGGTGGAGGGTGAGCCTGGCATCGGCCTTCGGGTCCGCGAGGACCACCCGAAGTGACGGCCTGCCCTGCGTAACCTGCATCACACACGCCTCGTTGATCACATCACTATCGGGTGACACGCGAGGGAGGTACGCCATGCCCGAACTGCTACGCGCCGCCCTGTACGTGCCGCGCGGGCTGGAGCTGCACCGGTGGAGCGCGGCACTGACCGCCGTCGCGGACGCGGAGGGCTGGCCGGTGGCCAGCCTGGTCCGCCGCTGGGAAGACATGACGGACCTGATGTGTGACCGGCTGGTCGACGTCGCGATCGTCCCGAGCTGGGACCACCTGCCACCGGACCGGATCCCCCGGGTGGTGGCGGCGGACCGGTACTCGTCGCCGCGGCTCATGCCGGGTCAGCGCCGTCCGGAGATCCGGTGGCACCCCAGTCGGGGAGCGCAGCCACCGCGGCCTCCATCCACTCGGGCGTGACCCGGGTGTAGATCGCGGTCGTGGCCGGCGACGCGTGGCCAAGTAGGTCCTGCACCAGCCGTAGGTCGCGCGTGCTGCGCAGCACCTCGGTGGCGAGGGTGTGCCGCAGCCGGTGTGCGGTCACCCGTGGCGACCAGTCGGGGCCGACCCGCCGGCAGGCCCGGCTGATGCGTTTGCTGATCTCCTTGGGCGGGTCCGCCACCGCGAGCGGGGCGACCGGCCCGGGTGGTAGGTCGCGGACGGCGTCCCACACCGCCGGGTGGGTGGGGACGGTGCGCTCCTTGTCGCCCTTGCCGAACAGCCGGGTGGACCGCTGGGTGATGTCGTCGCGGTCGAGCCGGGACAGCTCTACGCAGCGGGCGCCGGTGTAGGTGGCGATGATGCACCACAGCCTGACTGGCTGCGGGGTGTGGGTGAGGACGACCTGTAGCTGGTCCAGTGGCACCGGCCGGGGTAGCCGGCGGGGGATGGGCGTCTGGGGTAGCAGCTCGGTCGGGTCGTAGTCGGACAGGCCGCGCTGCCTGAGCCAGTGGTGGAGGCGGCGGACGGCGGCGGTGTACTGGGCGCGGGTGGACGGGGCCAGGTCGCGGCCCCAGATCCACGCTCGCAGGTCGTCCTCGCAGGCGACGATCACGCCGCTGCTCAGGTCGCGTTGTGCGGCCCGGAGGACGCTGGCGTAGTCCCGGTAGGTCTTGGGGGATGCGTCGGCGCGCAGGTGCGTCAGGAACGCGGACAGTAGGTCTTGGTGGGGTTGCATCAGTTGATGGTGCGCCTGTGCGGTCACCGGGTCACTCCGTCATGTGACCATGATGTGACCCGTGGGCGGCGGGTGCCTGTCCGGCTCGCGATGGGGGTGTCGCTGTGGCGGGGGGCCGAATGGGGGATGTGGTGTGCGCGGGCCGGGGCGCCCGTCGGCCGATCGGATGGGGGTTGATCGGATGATGCCGACCAGGTCACATTAGTCTCCTGATCTGATCTCCTCGATGGTGCGGGTAGTAGATCGGTGACCTGAACGTTCAGCGCGGTGGCGAAGCGCTGCAAGTCGTTCAGGCCGATCTCGGTGTCTCCGCGCAGGCGGGTCGACATCCAGGTCTGGGAGACCAGCATCTTCGCCGCGAGTTGGCGCCCGCTCATCCGGCGCTTGCCGAGCCAGCCACGGATCTCGCTGGCCACCAGCTCATTCAGTGAGTAGGTGCTATCCATGTAGACCACTATGAACCGCCTGGCGAGTCATTGCAACACATGACGCCACCCAATGAACCATCGGATGGTTCATGCTGGCCGTTCGGTCAATCCGTCCGGCAGGGCTTGCGGTGAGTCGGACCACGGTTCATAGTGGTCATGTGCAACTCAACCAGGCAGTCAAGCGTTCGATCAACGCCGAGATGACTCGGCAGGGGATCTCGCAGCGTGAGTTGGCGCGGAAGCTCCGCCTCTCGCAGCAGTACATCTGGCGGCGGCTGTCCGACAACGAGCGCGCGGACATGGAGTTCACCCCGTCCGAGCTGGAGGCCGTCGCCGCCGCGCTCGGCGTGCCCGTCGCGCAGCTGCTCCCCACCACCACGCCCGCCGGCGGTGCGGCATGAGCCGTGACTACCGCGACTACATCGACCCCACCGTCGGCCAGGACGACGACGACGGCACCATGCCGACCAGCGTCGCAGCGCTTGCGGACGCAGTCGTCGGCCACCGCATCGTGCGAGTCGACAGCGACAACAGTGCCCACAAGACCCGGCTCCACCTGGACGATGGCCGCACCGTCACGCTGGTCGGCGAAAGCGACTGCTGCGCCTACACCGACGTCGAGAAGATCATCCCGCACCTTCCGGGCATCGACCACCTGATCACAGCGGTCGCCACCACTGACGGCTACGCGCGCTGGCACATCCTCGCCGACGCCGGCTCGGTGCTGGAGCTGGAGGTCAACTGGTCCTGCGGGAACCCGTTCTACTACGCCTACGGCCTGACGGTCACAGTCGAGCCAACCGACCTGGCCGAGGCAGGCACCCGGTGACCCGCCGCACGGTGACCCGCCACGCCCCCGCGTGGGCGGTCGCCGCCATCGCCATCGGAATCGCCTTGATCGTGATCGCCACCGCCGCCACCATCGGCGCCGAGTTGGGGCAGGCCCACGCCGCGGCGGTGACGCGATGAGCGTGCGAACCCAAGCCGAGATACGAGCACGGTTCGACGACGTCCGCACCGGCGGCGACGACTTGTTCGGGTTCCGGCAAGAGGCGCTGCTCGAGGCGATGGAGTACGACACCGTCGTCGACACCGACGCACTCAAGCAAGATCCCGGCCGCGACGAGTGGCCGACCCCGGACGTAGCCACGAGGGCACGCGAGTACCTCGTGTTCGCCGTCGGCAAGGCGGTCGACCACCGCGGCATTTCCGCCAGCCGGTCCATCGAGAAGCTCGACGAGTGGCTGTGGTGCCTCGGTGAGGACGAACTGGCCGCGCGGCTCCACGCCGCCGACTACTCGATGTACGGCGCCCCGAAGCTCCAGATCTTGGCCGAGGCGTGGCAGATCGACCACGAACACGCCACCGACCCCGGCTGGCTGCGGATGGTCCAGGGCCTGCCGTGCCGCCGCATCTGCGACGCGGGGTGTGACCGATGACGGCCGCGACCCTGCCCGCGCCCACCGCGCCGCAGACCGACAGCGAGGTGGCGCACCTGTACGAGTGCTGCCCCGACGTGTCCTGGTGCGGCAAGGACATCACCGCCGAGCCCGAGGTGGGCAACGAGGTGCCCGAGTGTCCGCTGTGCGTGCTGGCGGACGAGACCGGCGTTTACGCCTGCTGCGGGCGTTCCCGATGACCCGCCCCGAAACCGACGAGCGCCGGACCCCGGCGATGCGCCGGTCCCGCGCTGCCGCCGTGGCCCTGACCTACGGGACCCTCATCCCGCTCGCCGCCTGGGGCTTCATGCTGATCGCCGGCGTCTCGGGTGCGGGCATCGGGTACCTCCCCGCCCTGCTCGCCACGACGGTCTGCGTCCTGGTGGCGGACGGCGTCCGGTCGCTGTTGGGCTTCATCCGGGACGGTTCCCGATGAGCTACGGACGCGGCAGCGCCGCCACCGGCCCCCGGTCCAGCCGACACCTCCTCGGCCCCACCCACAGCGGCGGCGGCCGGAAGCCGCCCAAGGGCTGCCCGCTGACCATGCTCCTACTGCTGCCGCTGGCGCCGCTGCTGGTCCTGCTCGCGCCGCCGCTGCTCATCGTCGGCCTCGCCATGGCCTGCCGCGGCAAGCCGCAGGGGCACCACGTCGGCCGGCGTCACCTCGACCCGCGCAGCCGCCCCGACGGGTGGCACCTCAACCGCGACGGCGGTCTGCCCGCCGACCAGCAAGGCGGCGGCGGAGACCACCAGCTCCACGACAACCTCGACCCCGGAGAGAAGCCATGACCGACCTGACCCTGGAGACCAAGACCCAGACCAACCGCACCGGCGTCCTGTCCGTCGGTGACCAGATTCGTACGCAGGTGCTGATCACGCCGTCAATTGACGAGGACTACTGGCAGTACCGCGTCCGCCTCAGCGACCGGCAGTCCATCGTGGGGTTCCCCAAGTTCGGCACCATCGGCATCGGCTTTGCGGTGGAGGACGACTGGAACACCAACCTGCCCTACACCTGCGAAACCCAGAAGATCTACGACCACATCGCTCACAACAAGGGCGACGACTCCATCTCGCCCGAGGACTGCGTGACCGCCATCCAGATGGTGCAGCAGGCCGCCACGGCAGACCGCGACGGCGGTGCGCAATGACCACCACCACCGAACGCGTCCAGGCCGGCGCCGGCCTGCTCGACCAGCACCAGCCCGGCTGGGTAGACCGCATCGACCTCGACCGCCTCAACTTGCGTGACTGTTTCGCCTGTGTCCTGGGCCAGCTCTTTCCCGGCGACTACTACGCCACCGTCCACGACACGTTGGGGTTGAACTGGGCGGAGGCGGCCGCGCACGGCTTCAACGTGGACGCTGACGGACACCTGAACGAGGAGGCCGAGGAGGCCGAATACGAGGAGCTGGCCGCGGCCTGGCGCGAGCTGATCGGCGCGCGGCTGGGCGGTGCCGCATGAGCATCATCGCCGACGCCATCCACGCGTTGAACGCGTTCACCGGCAGCCCACCCGCCACCGACCGGATCTACGCGCTGCTGCGGATGTGGCGTCACTACCCGGAGCTGACCGCAGGCCAGATCCAGCACATCTGGCACTACTACGAGCAACGTGGCGAGCTGGCCCACTGCCCCGTCTGCGCCACCCGCGCCACCCGCTGGCCCGACGGCGGCATCACCTGCCACGAGTTGCTCAACGTGACCATGACGCCGGCGGACGTGACGGCGGAGCGCAAGGCCCGAGCCACGTGCGACGCCGACGCCCTCGCGCAGGCGCACACCCCGCGGGAGGCGTCGTGACCACCACCGACCGGCCCACCCGGCCCTACCCACGCGTCACCGCCTTCGGGACGTACGTCCACATGCCACCCCCGGCCGAAGACGGCGACCGCCACCACGGCGAGGTCATCGCCTACGCCCGCCGCCGGCCATCAGACCGCCGGTGGGAAGTCCGGCACACCGCCACCCGCCACACCATCGGCAGCTTCGACACCTACAGCCAGGCGGCGAAGGCGCTCGCGCAGGCCACCGGGATCGACGTCGCCGACCTGGTGGTGGCGTGATGCCACTTGAGACGCTGTGGGCCATCCTCGGCCTGGCCGTCCCCGCCGCCATCCTGCTCGCCTACGCCGTGCTGGTGCAGTCCCGCCGGCTCTCAACCTGGTGCGGCTTCATGGCCGTGCTGATCGCCATCGGCATGGTCGCCCTGGTCCTGGCGGAGGTGGTGGCGTGATGGAATGCCTCGCCGCCGTCGCCATCCTGTGCCTCATCGGGTTCGTCACGCTCGCCATGGCCCACCGCGGCCCGGACGGTGCCGAATGAGCCCCGACGCGCTCCTCCGCTGGTACGCGGCAGCCGCCGGCCGCGACGGCTACGCGGTCCCCGGCCTCGACTCGGCGCAGGCGCTCCAGGTGGCCGAGGTGGCGTTGGCCAAGCTGGCCGCCGCCGCCGGGCTCACCCGCCCGCAGCCGGCCGAGCCGCAGCCGCAGCTGACCGCCGCACCCGCACCGCCGCCGGTGGACTCGCGGACACAGTTCCTGCCGACGTACCGGCCTGGCCGCGCCGACCCGACCATCGGCAACCGGCTCTACGGCGGCCGGCCATGAAGTCGCCCGTGCCGTACTTCGGCGGCAAGAACCTGCTCGGTCCGGCCATCGGCGCGTTGCTGCCACCGCACGAGCACTACGTGGAGCCCTACTGCGGTTCGCTGTCGATCCTGCTCGCCAAGCGGCCATCGGCGATGGAAACCGTTAACGACCTGGACCACCGGCTCATGAACTGGTGGCGCGTCATGCGTGAACAGCCGACCGAGCTGGCCCGCGCCTGCGCGCTGACCCCGCATTCGCGCGCCGAACACCAGGCCGCATACGAGCCGGGCCCAGCAGACGACGACCTCGAGGCCGCCCGCCGCGTGTTCGTGATGCTGACACAGGGCCGCGCCGGCACGATGCGCCGCACTGGCTGGCGCCACTACGTCAACCCCGCCGGGTCGTCGGTGTCGATGCCGGACTACCTGGCCGCGTACGTCGAGCGCATCGGGCCGGCCGTCGAACGCATGCAGCGCGTCTCGTTGGAGAGTATGCCGGCGCTGGACCTGATCGCGAAGTACGGCACCCAGCCCGATGCGCTGCTCTACGTCGACCCGCCGTACCTCGGCTCCACCCGCTGCCGCAGCTGGGACGGATATTCGCACGAGATGCGCAACGAGCGCGACCACCGCGAGCTGGCCGAAGCACTCCGCGCCGCCCGGGCGGCGGTCGTCATCTCCGGCTACCCGAGCCCGCTGTACGACCTGGAGCTGTACGCCGGCTGGGACCGGCACACCATCACCGCCAGCACGGGCCAGGGCGGCACGTGGGCCAACCGCACCGAGGTGCTGTGGTCCAACCGCCCGCTCGCGACACAGGCGACGCTGGCCGGGATCGACGAGCTGGCGGCGACGCCATGACCGGCACCCTCGCCGTGTGGGCGACCCACCCCCGGCTGGCCACCGCCCGCGACATCGTCATCGGACTCGTGGCATTCGTGCTCGCCGTCGGCGGGTCGGCCGCCGACCCGGCCGCCACCCTCACTGTCCTGGCCATCCTGTGGGCCGCCGGCAACCTCGTCGCCGCAGCCCAAATCACACCCCACCCGGCGCCTGTCGCCCGCCGGGTAGCCGTCCCCGCCGCTGAGCGTGCCGCCCCCCGGGCGCTCGCCGGGGACACCGGGCACCACGCCGCCGTCTCTGAGGGGTGGCGGCGGCGTGGTGCCCCAACGACTGGGCGGTCCGCCACCGGGGTGCGGACCGCCCACCACACACCCGCCCGGGCCGCCGCGGTTGGCCCACACACCCACGAGCCCGGGCGGGTCACCGCATAGGAAACGCCCCCGGCTCGTGACAAGCCGGGGGCGGCAACACCGAAAGGAGAAATCCCATGACCACCATACAGGAGGCCACCGTGCAGGACATCGCCACCGACGTCGAGGTGTACACCGCGCTCGCCGACGCACGCCGCGAACACACCCCGATGCCACTCCGGGCCTACGTAAACGCCAGGCATTACGACCGCGCGGTGAACATCCACGTCCACACCGAGGACGAGCGCCGGCAGTGGGAGCGGTGGTGGACCCGCCACGGCGCCGGCGGCTGGACCGAGCACACCAGCACCACGGAGGCGAACGCACACCACTACGCGTCTGCCACGTGGCGCGAGTGGACGGTCCAGCTGGTGCACCTCACCCCGCTCCCGACGGCGGTGCCGGCATGACCTTGGTGCTGGTGCACGAACCCACCGCGTGGCAGATCAAGGGCGCGTGCCGCGACCACGACCCGGAGGCGTTCTACCCGATGGAGGGCGACGACCCCGAACCGGCGAAAGCGGTGTGCCTCCGCCAATGCGAGGTCCGCGAGGAATGCCTCAACTGGGCCATCGACCGCGGCGAGCGGTGGGGCGTCTGGGGTGGGATGACACCGCGGGAACGGTCCCACCACGCCCGCACCAATCCGCCGCCCGTGCGGGACGAGCCGCCGACGCACCACCGCGAGTCGGACCGGTTCCGGGCGCTGCGCCGGCTCCGTGACTCCGGCCTCGAAGCGGAAACCATCGCACGCTACTTCGGGGTCAAGCACTCGACGGTACGCAAGTGGATGTCCATGCAGGACTCCGCCGACCGCAGGCAGGAGGCCAGCCGGTGAACCGGAACACCCGCGCCCTGGTCACCCTGTGCGGCCTGTGCGCGCTGTCGGTGGCCGTCGGCTGGGCCATCCTCATCGCCATCGGCTGGGCGACCGTCGGCGACCTGCTCGTCGCCACGTCGGTCGTGGCCGTGCTGGCAGCTAAGGCCGCCGCCGCCATGTACGCGGGGTGGCGGCTGGCCCGCCACGGTGAGGCCGCCCGGCTCGACCTGGCGCTGGCGCTACGCCGCGCCGGCGAGCGGGAGCGCTGGGACCGAGCCCTCGCGCTCGTCAAGGCCGACATGACCCGCCGGCTCGCCGCGGACACCGAAGGCATGATCGACGCCACCCGGGAGGACAAGCCATGACCGTGGTCCAGAAGCTCACGCACAGCGCGTCCGCTTACCGGAACAGCCGGTGCCGATGCGACCGGTGCCGGGCCGACCATCTGGCCCGGTGTCACACCGAACGGCAGCGGCGGGTCCAGCTGTTGGCCGACGGGCTGGCCAACCCGACGCACGGGAAGGACAGCACCTACAACAACTTCGGGTGCCGCTGCGGACCGTGCAACCAGGCCCACGCGGACGTCTCTGCTCAGCAGTACCTCCGCCGAAAGGCGGCCCGATGACCGCCGCCCTCGAAGCCGCCCCGGCCGTCGCCTCCGGTTTCCTGCTCGCGCTCGCCGCGTGGCTCGCCGGCATGCTCGCCTGGGCCAGCCGCGGCACCGACGAACCGCAGTGGCAGCCCGGTGGGCTGGCCGCGTTCGCCGCCCCGCAGACCGGCCGGCACCGCGCCGTCGGCGCCCGCATCGGCGACCAGCTCGCCGACGACCACGCCTACACCCCGCGGCACGGCTGGGACGAAGTGCCGCCGTCCATCGGCGTACCGCTGGCGCTGATGGCCCCGGCCGAGCGTGCCCGGGAGCTGACCCGGCAGCTGGGCAACTGGTGCTACTCCCCGTGGCGTGGCCTGGCCGACCGGCAGCTGCGGATCCGGCTGACCGCGGCCACGGTCGCCCGGCGCAACGGGGTGCCCATGCTGCTCGGCACCATGCACAGGACGGTGGCGCTCCCATGATGCTGTGCGGCGAAACCCATATTCCGGTGGGCGACTACTACGCGTTAGTGGACGCTGCTGACCACGATGTGGTTGCAGGCTACCGATGGCGGGTGCTGAACGGACACAACGGAAAGCTGTACGCCTGCACAATGGTCGCCGGGCTATGCGTATACATGCATCGCTTGGTGGCGCTCACCCCGGATGGGTACGAGACCGATCACATCAACGGGAACGGGCTCGACAATCGTCGCGTGAATCTTCGTTCGGCAACGCCGTCCCAGAACAGCGCTAACATGTGGAAGCCCAGACGGCCGGACCTCTCCCAGCACAGCTCCCGCTACAAGGGAGTCAGTTGGGACAAGTCACGTCGTAAGTGGCAAGCCAAGATTACGGTCGCTCAGCGCTGCCGCAGCTTGGGGCGCTACGACCGGGATGATGACGCCGCACGAGCCTACGATGCGGCAGCGCTGGCCGCTTGGGGTGAGTTCGCCTGGCTGAACTTTCCGGCTATGGACGTGACGCCGTGCAGGTGACGGAGCCGGGTGTGTATGAGATGACGGATGCCGAGTATCACGCCGATGCGATCCCCGGCGGCTCGCTCAGCCAGTCCGGCGCCCGGAAGCTGCTGCCGCCGTCATGCCCGGCCCGGTTCGCCTACGACCGCCAACACCCGCCCATACCCACCGCAGAGTTCAGCCTCGGCCACGCCGCCCACCGGCAGGTGCTCGGCGCCGGCGCCGAGCTGGCCATCATCGACGCGGCCGACTGGCGCACCAAGGCCGCGAAGGAGGAGCGGGCCGCCGCGCACGCCGCCGGCCTGATACCGGTGCTCACCCACCAGGCCCGGCAGGTCGTCGACATGGTCGCCGCGCTGCGCGCTCACCCGCTCGCCGCCGAGCTGCTCGACCTGGACAGGATCACCGTCGAGCAGTCCATCTTCTGGACCGACCCCGACACCGGCGTGTGGCGGCGCGCCCGCCTCGACGCCGTCAACCTGGCGGATACACCGGCCATCGCGGACTACAAGACCACCGACGCCGGCGACCTCGACCACCTGTCGCGTGCGCTGTGGAACTACGGCTACGCCATGCAGGGCGGCTGGTACCTCGACGGCGGCGCCGCGGTCAACCTGGTCCCCGACGACACCCGGTTCTTCCTGGTGGCGCAGGAGAAAGAGCCGCCGTACCTGGTGTCCGTGGTCGAGCCGGACGCGGCAGCGCTGCGAATCGGCCGACAGCGCAACCGGGCCGCCATCGAGATCTACCGCGACTGCACGGCCGCTGACGTGTGGCCCGGGCACACCGCCACCGACGACATCCCGCTGGTGTCCCTGCCCGCCTGGGTGGAGCGCCAGCACACCACCACCGACCCGTACGAGGAGATGTACTGATGAGCAACACCAGCAGCGCGCTCGCCAAGCGCAACGCCGCCCTGGCCGACAAACAGAAGACCCTCGCCCAGCAGATCGAACGCATGAAGCCGGAGATCGCCCGGGTCATCCCCGCCCACCTCAACCCGGAGCGGGTGGCCCGCATCGCCGTCACCGTCATGCGCCGCACCCCGAAGCTGGCCGAGTGCACGCCCGAGTCGTTCCTCGGCGCGCTGATGACCTGCGCCCAGCTGGGCCTGGAACCCGGCCCGCTCGGCCACGCCTACCTGGTGCCGTACGGGTCAGAGGTCACGTTCATCGCCGGCTACCGCGGCCTGGTGGACCTGGCGCGCCGCTCCGGGCAGGTCCAGTCCGTGTCCGCCAGGGTGGTCCGCGACGGTGACGAGTTCGGCTACGCGTTCGGTCTGGAGCCGAAGCTCGACCACAAGCCGGCCGGCAGCGACGAACCGGTGACCCACGTGTACGCCGTCATCCGGTACAAGGACGGCGGGTACGACTTCGACGTGATGACGAAGACCGAAGTGGACGCCGTCCGCCGGCGCAGCAAGGCGTCCGGCTCGGGGCCGTGGGTCACCGACTACGCCGAGATGGCGAAGAAGACGGTGCTGCGCCGGCTGCTGAAGACGGCGCCGATGTCGGTGGAGTACCAGCAGGCGGTGTCCAACGACGAGCAGGCGCGGACCAGCGTCGCGGCGGAGGACATCGACCTGACGGTTCCGCTGGATGACCCGGAGGCGATCGACGGTGAGGTCGTGGACGAGCCGGCGGCCGAGGACTGGCCCGCCACCGCCGAGCCCGGGGAAGGGGAGGCGAAGTAATGCCCAACGTCGTGCCGCTCGCCGTGCGCATCACCGCCAAACAGCGCTCGTACGAGAAGTTGGCCGCCGAGTACTGGGACCACTTCGACGTCTTGAGCGCCCTGCGATACCGGGCTATGGCGTTCGCGTACCAACTCGTCGTCGAGGAAGACCTGACCTGGTATGCGACGTACGCCGACGGGGAGGCGAAGTGATAACGATCCCCACCGGCGACCTGTGCGGCATCCTCGCCGACTGCATCCCGTTCGCGTCACCCGACGACGACATCCCCATCCTCAACGCCGTCCGGCTCGAATGGGACGGTGCCCAGCTACACGCCATGTCCACCGACCGGTTCCGCGTGGCCTGGTCCACATGGCAACCCGACGACGACCCCGACACCGAAGGCGACCAACAGGAAGACCTGTTCACCACCTGGGGCGGAGCCGACGTGCCATGGCACATCTACCTGCCGCTCGCCGACGCCAAAGACATCGTGTCGAACTTCAAGCTGAAGCCCAAGGAGCGCGGCTGCCCGTTGCAGGTCGACCACGCCGACGGTCAGCTCAAGGTCGACCGGTCAAGGATGACCGGACACAGTGCACTGCGCATGGTCGTCGCCGGGGTGGTGCTCGACAGCGACGGCCTCGACATCCGCCGGTACTTCGCCGACCACGCCACCGCCAAACCGGTGCGGGCGGTGGCCTACACGCCGAAGCTGCTCGCCGACTTCGGGAAGGTGCGCCCGCGGGGCGCGCTGAAGCTGACGTTCACCGGCGAGCACGCAGTGACGTTGGTGGAGATCGGGGAACGGTTCGTCGGTGCGATCCAGCCGGTCAAGGAACGCGACGATGAGTGACCCCGTGGTGGTCGCGCTGGACCTGAGCCTCACATCCACCGGCGTGGCCCGCGCCGGCCGCGGGAAGGTAGCCCTGCGGCGGGTCCGGTCCAACGGCAAGGCCGCCGCCAGCCTGGAACGGCGCGCGGCCCGCATAGACGGACTGGTCGACGAAATCGCCGCATGGTGCGGCTACCCGGCGCTGGTGGTGGTCGAAGGCCCGTCGCTGGGCCAGGCCCGGCAGGCCGGCCAGCACGACCGGGCCGGGCTGTGGTGGGCCACGGTCATGGCCATGCGGGCGGTGGACGCGGAGGTGGTGGAGGTGCCGCCGGCCACGTTGAAGAAGTACGCCACCGGCCGCGGCAACGCCTCCAAAGACGAGGTGCTCGCCGCCGTGGTCCGCCGCTACCCGGCCATCGAGGTGGACGGCAACGACACCGCCGACGCGCTGGTGCTGCTCGCTATGGCGCTGCACCACTACCAGATCTCCACCCTGCCCACCGTTCCCCAGTCCCACGCCGCCGCGCTGGACAAGGTGCGGTGGCCCGAGCTGAAGGCGGACCGATGAACTCCTACGAGCCGCTGTGGCTGGAAACCGACCGGGGGCTGCTATGCCGCGACTGTGGAACCTGGTGCTGGCAGGGCACACCCATGCTCACCCCATGCGACCGCGACGGCTGCTGCTGCGAACGCTGCGAACGGGCGCGGCGGGCGTTGGAGCTCGACGACCGCGACGACACCACACTCGCCGGTATCGCCCGGGACATGGAGGCCGAGGCCCGGCCTGAGCTGGGTGTGCTGGTGGCCGAGCGGTTCGGCAAGCCCACCCGGGGCCGGGCATGAAACGCGAGGTGGTGCAGCTCGGCGCGGGTGCCGTGGTGGCCTACCGGGAAGCCGGCTGGGCCATCACCGCCAGCGGCCGGCCGCACCTGGGAATGTTCACCGGGCCGTGCGCCCGGTGCTCGGACACCACCGTGCTCTACGGGCCGCTCGGTCAGCCGCTGTGCCCGGCGTGCCGGCCGGGAACCGAAGGCGCACCGGAGCAAGGAGACAACTGAATATGCCGTGGTTTCCAGTAGACGACCGATTCCACTCCCATCCCAAAGCAGCAGCCGCGTCGCTGGCCGCGCTCGGGCTGTGGACTGTAGCGGGATCATGGGCACGGGAGCACCTGCGAGACGGTGATGTTCCCGAGCACATGATCCCGCTACTGTCGCGCGGCGCGACCGGACTAGCGGACGAGTTGGTGAACTGCGGGCTGTGGAGGCGGACGAAGGCGGGCTACAGGTTCCACCAGTGGAGCGCCGATGGCGACGGCACACCGCGCAACTCGACCCGATCGGAGGCGATCGCAGCACGCGACAAAAAGTCATCGGGGGGTGCCCTCGGGAACCATCGGAGGTGGCACGCCGCGCGGGGAGTCACAGATCGGGGCTGTGCCTTCTGCCTGGAGAAACCCCCATCGGATACCGATCGGACCACCGATCGGAGTACCGACGGGGGTACCGAATCGCCTCCGAATCCCCCCCGCCCCGCCCCGCCCCGACCCCCTAGTAGTGGTACAGCGAGGGAAGTAACCTACCCACCCCCGTCATCCACAGGCACGACATCCGCTGTGGATGACCGATGCTCGAGACACGCCGACGACCCCGACCCGCCAGCTTGCGGCGCCTGCGCTGACGCGCGGCGCCGGTGGGAAGCCGACCGGCTGCACGACGACCAGCAGCGGCGGACCGCCGAAGCGGTCCAGCGTGCCCAGCTGCGCCGGGCCGAGGTCGACCGCTGCCGGCTGTGCGACGACCGCGGCTACCTGCCGTCCGGCAACGTGTGCCACCACCGGGTGCCGGCCAGCAACGGCGCGGCCGCCGCGCGGGCGGCGCTCGCCGCCGTTGCGGAGGCGGCATGACCCCGCCGCCGGTCCGCTGCCGCCACACCTGGCACGCCGCCGGCACCACACACACCTGCTGGCACCCGGCCGGCCACGGCGGCGACCACCTGTGCCGCATCGGACCATGCCGGCTCCACCCCACCACCACCGAGAGGACGCCATGACCACCAACCCGACCAACCCCACCAACCACCTCGCCGCCGAGCTGCGGGAGATCCTGGGCGAGCTGAACGTCGACCCCAACAGCCCGTACCTGGAGCCGACCACGCGCGAACGCCTGGCCCGGCTCGCCGAGCACGTCGAGCGCCTCGACAAGCACCCATGGGGGCCAATCGACATGGAACGCCGCCGGCTTGGCCGCGAGGTGCGTGAGGCCCGCGCCGAGCTCGACCGGCTGCGTGGGTGGCTGCAACCGGCCGAGGCCACCGAGCTGACCGCCACCTTCGGCCTGGACCCGGAGCAGGAGATGCGCTCCCGTGCGCTCGACGCCGCGGTCCGGTTGCCGTACGCCGCACCGGACGGTGAGCGGGTGCTGTCCGTCGCCGCCGCGTTCGCCGACTGGATTCAGGCGGCCGTCCGCGACGGTTCCCGGCCCGGCGAGGCGGACCAGCGATGACCACCGACCAGCCGGCCACACCCGCCGACGACCATGGCAGCCTCCGCGAGAACATCGGCTACCGGGTGTTCCGCGCCGTCAGCATCGGCGACACCAGCCGGGCCGCGGCGCTGAAGACCGCCGACGAGATCCTGCGCCAGGTCCACGAGGACGACGCCGCACCGCGCCAGTACGAGCTGCCGGCCGAACCCGACGGGCCGCTATGGCACCCGGACGGCCGCCGGCTCGACCGCATCCCGCCGCCACCCGGCTACACGACCCACACCTGGACCAGCGACGGCCAGGGCTGGAGTGCTGGCCTTACCTGGCGGGAGCTGTTGGGCGCAGCGAGCGCCCCGCTGTCGACCACCCCACCCACCACCACCGAGGAGGCACCGAATGCTTAACCCCGGCTACTACGACCCGTCCGGGTCCGCGCCCACGCCTGCCGAGCGTGACGCGGCGCTGCGTGACGCGCTCGCCGAGGACGCCCAGGAGGACGCGGCGCTGCGCGAGCAAGAGCCCAGGCCCGGCGATCGGACCTGTACCGCCGATTGGACCAGCCCTATCGACTGCGTGACCAACCCGGGCGGCAGGCACGTCTGCGACGACGACGAGGTGGGCCATCGCCGCGACCACGTCTGCACCTGCGGCAGCTACGCCCCGCAGAAGTCGGCCACCCCGCCCGCCGACGACTGGCAGGACGACCCCGACGTGCTCAGCTGGGACTGGCGCGAGCAGCCCAACATGGACGCGCTGGGCCGGCTGCTCGCCCGCCACGGCGTGACGGTGACCCAGCTCGAAACCGGCACCGACGACTACGCCATCCGCATCACCGCCGAGCCCGTGGCGGTGCTGGAGGATCGGCTGTGCCGCCGCATCTGGGCCGCCGCGCTGCGGCATGCACCGAACCTGCTCCGCCTTGGTGAGAACCATCCTGCACGGCTCTCGCTGCTGGGCTTGGCCGACCAGATCGGGGCCGGCACGCTGACCCCGTGGGCGACGTGCGACACCTGCTCGGGCACCGGGTGGGTCGCGCAGGAGGGCCAGATCGGGGTGCCCGGCAGCGCCCGCACGCACGGCTGCCCCGACTGCGACACGGGCCGTGCCCGGCTGGCGGCTGGCCAGCTGCGTGGCGACGGCGATGCGCCCGTCGCCCCGGCGGATTGGCAGGTGGTCGCTGCTGCCGTCGGGATGGTGTCGCCGGAACCGTCCACGCCACCCGCCCAGCGGCCCGCCACCGCCCCCGTAGGCCCGGACGTGGCCACGGACACCGTCGGCACCGTCCAGGCCGGCACAGGCGTCCTGGGACGGGCGTGGACGGAAGACGGCGATGTGACGGGAGCGGTGTGGTACGCCGAGCCACTGCGCGAGGTGCTGTTGGTCGACCCGGCCGTCGGCGACGTGCTCGCGGCGGCCAGCGAGGTTGTTGCCGCCGGCCGGCTGGTGGCGCAACTGCGCACCCTCGACGCGCTCGCACGCAGCGAGCGGCTGTTCGCGGGGGTGCGAACCCTGGCCGCCGCCGTGGACGCGCTCGGCGACCAGCCGGCCGAGCCCGCTCCGGAGCCGGCCACCGTCGGCGGCCCGGACCACGACGGGCTCACCGGCCAGCCCATCCCAGCGGTCTGCGTCCTGACCGAGGACGACGACATGGAGGCGTTCGCCCAGCTGCCGGACTGCCCAGCGTGCGAAGGCACCGGAAAGGACCTGCCGCCTGACTGGCGCGACGGCACCGAGGTGGAGCCCGCCCCGGAGCCGGCCAGCGGCACCGGGTGGGACCGGGATGACGTCGCGGCGATCATCGAAGGCTGGAACCTGCGCGGCGTGTCCGATGGGTCTCAGGAAACGCTGACGAACCTGCTCGCCGACCGGGACCGGATGCGGGACGAGCGTCGAACCTTGGCCATGCGGTGCGTGGAGATGGAGCGGCAGCGCCGCGAGGACCGGGCGTTCCTGGACACCCTGGCCGACGAGCGCGACGCCGCCCGCGCCGAGCTGGCCGAGGTGACCCACAGGCTGGAGCGGACCCGCGAGCGAGTGTCGATCGCCCTCGACGCCGGGGCCGACGTCCTGGTGGACACTGAAGACGCGTGGGCCGCTCGGCTGGCCACGGCGACCGCAGACCTGGCCACTGTCCGCGCGGAGTTGGCCGAGGTGACCGCCGACCGGGAGTCCGCCTACGGGCGGCTGCGGCACACGCAGGTAGAGCGTAGGGAGGCCAGCGCCCAGGTGGCCCGGCTGGAGGAGGAGCTGGTCGCCGTCCGTGGCCAATGCGACCGGGTGCGGGAGCACCTCAAGGAAACCGCGGAGGACCGCGACGAGGCACAGGACAAGGTGGAGGGCTTCCCCGAGCGGCTGGCCACCGCCCGCCGGGACGCCGCCGCCGACGCGCTCGACTACGGCGCCCGATGGATCCGGCGCGTCTTCGCGGACGGCATCGATCCCGAGGTTGCTAAGTGCCTGGACGCGCTGGCGGTGACCACTCGCAACGGCACCCGCACCATCCAGCCGGAGCCGGCCAGCGCAGAGGCGACCGCCGACCGGGACCGAAAGCGCGAGCACATCAGCAAGCTCGCCAAGGATGCGACCGGGCTGAACCACGCCCGCCAGTTCGCCGAGGCCGGCCGGAACGCCGCCGGGATCAGGCTCGCCGAGGTCAGCATCGAGCTGGAGCAGAGCCGCGCCGATGTGGCCCGGCTGGAGCAGGAGCTGGTCGCCGTCCGCGGCGGGAGCGACCGGCTGCGCGAGCACTCGGTCACGCTCAACTCGATCGGCTGGAAGATGGCCACCGCGCTGGGTGACGTGCTGGAGGGTGCCGAGCAGGTCCGGGGCAACCCAGTGGAGCAGGCGGACCGGCTGATCGCCGAGCGCGACGAGGCCTGGCGGCTGCTGGCCGAGCGTGGCCGGCTCGATGAGCTGCGTGAGGACCTGGTAGCCCAGATCCGCCGGGACGCCGTCGCCGGCGCGCTGGAACCGGTTGGCGCCGTCTGCGACGCCGCCGAATGGCAGGCCACCAGGTGGGCCGACCCGCTGTCGGTGCCTGAGTGGGTGGGGCAGGTCCGGGCAGCGATGGCAGGGCAAATCCCGGAGGAGGTCGCCTCAAAGCTGCGCCACAGGGAGAACGCCGAGGTCCGCGACGGCACCCGCAGCGTCAAGCCGGAGCCGGCCAGCGGAGAGGCCGCATCGTGATCCAGCAACTGTGGCGCCGGCACGCCAGCGTCGAGGCGATCGAGCTGGCGCTAGCCAAGGCCCGCCACCAGCAAGAGGCATCGGCACGTGATGTGCAGGAGCTGGAGGCGCTGCTCGTCCAGCGCAAGGCGCAGACCCTGGGTGGGATGTGGCCGGCGCCGGCCAGCGGAGAGGAGCCGGCGCATGGCAATCGATGACGTGGGACTGCTGATGCTCGGCGCCGTCCATGTCGTACCCGGCATCCTCGGACTGAAGACCGACCGGAGCCCGGCCGGCCCGTTCCCGATGCCACTGCGACGCGGACCCGTGTGCGAACGGTGCTGGCTCGGCGACGGGCAGGTCCGGGCGGTCGCGCAGCTGGGCTGCCGGCACAAGGCGGTGCGCGATGCCCACTGACCCGCTGTACACCGACGCCGACGTGGCCCTGGTGAGTCAGGCGCTGCTCGCTGCACCCGGCAACGACCACGACCAGTCCTGGTCATGGGTCGCCCGCGTGGTGCTCGACGCGCTGACCGCTCCCGGCTCGCCGCTGGTGGCCCGCATCCGGGCACAGGCCGGCGAGGGCGCGGCGCGGGCGATCGAGGTGCAGGCCGAGTCGTACCCGGAGGGGAGCCACTTGTCGATCGCTGCCCACCACGCCGCCCGGATCGCCCGCCAGACCACCAGCACCGAGGAGGCGTCGTGAGCCGCATCGAAATCAACGCCGGCGGACGCCACGTCATCGTCGACCACGACGGCGAACTCGCCCACCTCGCCACCACCGCCACCGAACTGTGGGACCACACCGACGGCGCCGAACCACCCCGCACCGGCGCCGGCGTCGGGTTCACCACCGCCATGCGCAACGAGCCGGCACCGGTCGCACACGGCGGCTACGCCGGCAAGGCCAGGCCGCGTGTCACCGGCGAGGTGTCCGATGGCTGAGCCGTTCTGGGACGACGCCGACGAGACCAGGCTGGCGCAGCTGTTCCGCACACTGCCACCGCCGTCGGCCGTCGGGCTGGGGCCGACGGCACAGGAGTTGGCCAGGATGGTGCTGCGGGACCAGGTCGACGCCGGCTGGCGGAAGGCCATCGGCATCATCCGGCTGGCCCCCGACATGTCCGCCGAGCAGTTCGAGCGGTTCAAGGCCGAGTTCGAGCTGAAGGCGAAGGACTTCGGCACATGGACGTACGAGGTGGACGTTCGACCACGCAGGCCATGGTGGCGGCGGCTGCTGGACCGACGCGGGACCGAGGGCGACCATGGCTGACCGGCTCATCTCAGCTGACCAGGCCGCGGCCTACGTCCGAGAGCACTGCCCCGAGCGGCTCGACGTCACCCAGCTGGGCAGCCCCGACCGGGAGTACATCTGCGGCTGCCGCACCTGCCCCGAGCCCGACCCAACCCCAGAGCAGTACCGGCGGATGGTTGAGCAGGCCATCTGGCGAGCCATCGCTGGCGACCACCCCCATCGGTGGATCGGAACGGAGACCGTCCGTGGCTAGGGCCGAGTGCGACGCGTGCGCCCGGCCCGTCGCCGACACCGCGGTCTGCTGCCTCGCCTGCGCCACCAGGCTCGGCGTGCAGCTGCACCACGCCGCCGACCTGGTGCCCGAGCTGGACACCACGGTCGCCAGGCAGGCCCGGTTCGGCGAGCTCGGCCCCCGGTCACGCGGCCGCGCACCGGCGGCACCCATCCGCCCCGGTGGCGACCAGGACGACCAGGCCACCGGCTGGGCGCCCGGGCTGGTCGTCAACCTGGCCGCGGCCGAAGACCGGGACGCCGTGGTCAACACCGTCGGCGGCTGGTGCCGGGTGGTGGTCGAGGAGCGGTACGGCGGCAGCCCGCCGTCCGGGCCGGTGTGCCTGGAGTGCTACCACCCGAGCTGCGTGCGCCTGCACGCCTGGCGCCGGTGGATGCCCCCGCCGACCACGCTCGCCGACACCATGCGGTGGCTGGCCGGCCAGCTCGACTGGGCCCGGTACCAGCGGTGGGCGGCCGAGGCGCTCGACGAGCTCGGCTACGCCACGCGGCTGGTCGAGCGGACCGTGGACCGGCCGGGAGTACGAACGCGGATCGTGGTCGGGCCGTGCCCGGAGATCGTGGCCGGTGGGGTGGCGTGCGGCGGCGAGGTGGTCGCTATCGTTCCGGCGCGTGAGACGCGGCCGGCTGTCATGCGTTGTCAGATCTGCGGTGCCCAGTGGCCGACGATGCAGTGGGCGCGGGCTGGGCGACGCATCCTGGCACAGAAGAACCGGGAGGCTGCCTAATGGTGCTGACGTGCGGATGCGGACGGACCATGGCGGCCGACGGCGCCAAGCCGGTCGGCCACTTCCGATGCGGGTGTGGCTGGCGTGTGCGCGTCTCCACCGGGCCGGCTGGGCGTTGCGTAGCGATCAGGAGCAATGGGCATCAGTGCGGTCGCGAGGCGCGCATTCATCGCCCAGTGGAGCTGTGCCTCCGCCACATCGAGAAGCTGGTCGAGACCGGAGATCACGCGTTCTCGCTAGCCCTGCGGAACGTGGCCACCGGGATGGATGTCGAGCAGCGCCAGGAGCGCGAGCGCCAAGATGCGCGGCAGCGTGCCAACGGTGAGCGGATGGAGCGGCAAGAGGCGGCACGCCAGGACGCGATGGCCGCTCAGTCGGTGGTGTACTACGTCCGAATCGGGGAGTACATCAAGATCGGCACTACGCGGGTGATGAAGCAGCGGTTCGCCAACCTGGACGTTGATGAGGTGCTCGCAACCGAGCCCGGCGGGCGGCAGCAGGAGAGCATTCGGCACCGGCAGTTCGCCGACCTGAAGGCCAAGCGGCGAGAGTACTTCCGGCCGGACGATCGCCTGCTCAGGCACATCGAGTGGGTGAGGGAGAAGCATGGCGAGCCGGTGGTCACTGGGTACCCGAAGGTGCAGGCCCAGCCATGAGGGTTCCGCTGGCGCTGGCGGCCGAGGCATCTTCGGTCTCGGTCCGCACGCTGCGCCGATGGTCGGCGGAAGGACGGCTCACCGTGGTCACCAACAAGCGCGGTTGGTATCTGGTGGACCTTGACGAGGTGGCCGAACTAGAAGAGCTGCGCCTGTCGCATGGGGGTAGGTTGACGTGATCGAGCTAGTGGCCGCATACTTCGTATACGGTTGAGGAGTGGGATGAGCGACACACCCACCCTGCCTGAGCTGAGGCAGTGGCTGATCGGACAGCGGCACCCGGCCGAATGGGCCGACTACCTCGACGGGCTGCCGTGGTCCATCATCAAGCCCGGCGCGCAGATAGCGGGGGCGTCGAAGGTACACCCCGCCGTCGCACTCGGGGTGGCCGTGTTGCACACCGGGGACCAGCGCGTCAGGGGCACCATCCGGGCACACCTGGCCCAGCACACCCCCGACCCACCCCACCCCGTGGCACCCACCCCGAACCGGGCCACGCGGCGCGCCCAAGCCAGAGGCAGACGCACTGCGAGGTGAGTGATGGGCAAGCATGACCATCGCCTCACCACCACCCAACGGGGTCTCGGGTACGCCCACCAGGCCCTCCGGGCCCGGCTCCTACCCCTGGCGTACGGCACCCCCTGCCCACGCTGCGGACACCTGATGCTGCAAGGCCAGCTGCTCGACCTTGACCACGTCAGCCAGCCACGCGCGCTCGGTGGCAGGCCAGGCACCGGACGCATGGCACATCGCTCATGCAATCGCAGCGCAGGCGCGAGGCTCGGCAACACGTTGCGTGCTGCTCGTCGCCAGCCACAGCGCCGCATCAGCTCACGTCAATGGTGACATTGATGTAGAGGGATGGGTGGGGGCGGGGGCATCGACGGGCAGCAAGATCAACCCTGAC